GGAGATCCTATCCCTGGGTAATGATACTCTACCTTTGGTAGGGAACCTGGGGGATATTCTAATCAGGAAGGGAGGTGAGCCTAATGGATTACATGGAAAGGGAATTAGGTATGATGGAACTGTGTAGGAAGCTAAGAGAACGCTGTAAACAGGAAGCACCTAACTTAGACACACTAAAGACCCTTTTCAGTGAAAACCCGAAGCTTGCTCAACTGGTTGCAGACATTGACGAGACTATTACACAATGGGCATTTAAGGAGGATCAATCTAGGGAATTAGCATTATTGCAAAGAGAGCTGAAAATGGGGGCTAAACACAGGGACTTTGCAAGGCAAAGCTCCAGGAAGTCACCCTAACGAAGTAGACTCTCAGCTCAATAATTGAGGAGAGAGGAGGTGAGTCAAGATGAGAGATTACATTAGCATAGGGAGCACTCCCTGTGATGAGAGCTGTGCACAAGTTGGGAGTCCTGATTACTATGAGAGATCAAGGAAGGAGTGTACTGCTTTCAAGCATCAACTGGTAAGAGTGTTTGGAGAGCCTCCTGGGAGTGCAATACTGGTTACTAAAACCTTCCCTCATGACTTTGGGGAGTATAGAGAGGTTTGCGTGAGTTATGAAGATGAGTCTGAAGAAGCACTCGATTACGCTTCCAAGTTGGAATGTAACACTCCAGAGAAATGGGATGAGGAGGCGAGGAAGGAACTGGGACTGTAACTAATACTATATTGCAAGGAGGAGGTGGGTAAGATGCCTAAATGTCCTAAATGTGGAGCAGAGATTCATTACACTCTTGAGTTAGATGCCCAGGGAGATATAGAGAGAGTCTATCAAGGTGACATTGATAACGAAGAGACTTCCTTTGAGTGCTCAATCTGTGGCGAGGAGCTCTTTATCTACCAGGAGGACGCAGAAGCCTTCCTTAAGGGAGAGCTGGATGAGAGGAAGAAGATGGATAGAGAGAAGGAGAGGATATGATAAAGACTATCAAGTTGCTAAGCTATTGCTACCCAGGAGAAGTCTCCCTCCTAATTGGAGGAGTCATCTACCGCTATCAAACGAGTGAATTCTGGGCGAGACGCTTCCTTAACGCCTGGGAGCGGGGAGGGAGATTTAACTCGTTGAGCTGGTTTAAGAGAGTAGCAAAGGTAATAGAGAAGGAAGTGATTGGAAAAAATCATGCCAATTAATTTGATTGTGAAAAAATATTTTAATTGACATTCACATTAAAATGTGATATACTCACCCTATAATTGATACCACATTACACTGGGAGGTGCGATATGGAAAATCTGGAAAAGTTAATTGAGTCGATGTCACTGGAGAAGAAAAGGGAACTCCTCCGCTTAATCCGTCCAACTCCTGCCTCAAAGATTGAGGCGAGAGACTTGGACATCTCTCACATCCCTTTCAAGGACTGTGGTAACTGTGCTCCGAGTATGGAAGAGGAGCTTGCTAAGGGCATAGTGCGAGGAGGGGTTGAAGCTATTTGTGTTGAAACAGATATATTGACGCTTAGGTGGACGTGCCCTCATAGAGAGGAAAGGGTCTGGAGAGAAGAGATTAAGAGGATGATTTGTGAAAGCTGGATGAGGAAGTGGCCAGGGACTCTGGAGGAGGAGGTGCAAGATGAAAACTAGTACACTTGCTGCAATCAGTAGATATGTAAAGGATCATACACCCACGGGAGACTTCTTGTATGCAGTGCTAACTAATAATCTCAAGGAGACCATTAGCAGAGCGGAACCTCTATAACAAAGTCCCTAGAGCCTGTTGGGGATCAGTAGAGAAAGTTGAAGCTTGGTTGAGTAATGGATAAAGAGCTCAGAAAAGGTAATGTAATATTGCTGAAAAAGCCACTCGCTGACCTTGTTGGTATAGTTCAATGGGTTGCTGGCGAAGACATAGGAATACGCCATATTGACGGAGCCCCTGGGGAGAACTGCACAATTAGAGCAAGCGACGTTATCAAATTAGCTGACGAATTCACCAGGGAGCTCCCCCCAGACGTGCAAGGAGCTATTGAGAAGCAAAGGGAAATAGTCTTTGCCCCACCTAAGAGGGAGCCTGGGAAGAAGAAGGAGAAGTTGACTATCCCAGTTAACATAATGAGAGACCTGTTGCAAATAATAGAGGAAGATAAACAAGCAAGAGAAAAGGGAGGTACAGACAATGAGTAGAAAAGAGATAATAAATAGGATTGAGGAGAGTGTCAACAATGATGTTAGGTTTTTCGAGGAGGTAATCAAGCAGGTGCAAGGAGCTGGAATTATGGCTAAAGAGCTAATCAGTCTAAGTGCAGAGGAGCTTCCAGCTCCTTCAATACTTACAAGGTGGCACATCTCTTGGGACGAAGCGACAGTCGAAGAAGCAAGAAAGATAGTGGCTCTCTTGACCCCAATCAAGGAGTTCGAGAAAGTGTTTACTGGCCCAGGATGGACGTGGGTAGGTAAATGGAAAGATCTCGATGTCTTGATAAAGCCAGCTCCTCCAGCAGAGGACTGCGTCCCAGTTGAAGTAACGAGTAGTTTCAAGAGTTGGAAGTGTGAGAGGAGGTAGTGTAATGAGAAAATATAAAATAAACTGCACTGAGTGGAATTCAAGGCATGTAAAGTTTAATGTCTTTGATCCTGCTGGAGCAAACTGTGGTAGACTAACAATAGCTACTGGGGACACTCGCAACTTTGTCAAGTATTCTTGGAATGGATACGTCTCTTGGGAGGGCAAGTTTCCAGAGGAGGTAGATGATGGAAAGGGAGATTGATAATTTTGCACTGGATTGCTATCGAAATTGTCCAGCTTATTATAACTGGCGCATAATCAAGGGACTCATCAAGCCTGGAGAGAAGAAAATTGCTGCAAGCTTCGGGAGTGCATTTCACTCTGGCTTGCAGGTTTGGTATGAGAATAACATGAGCAGTGAGAGCAAAGGAGATGCAATAGCCAAGTTCATTGATGAGTTCGCTCTTGCAGAGTCAGTTGAGGATGACAAGAGGACTCTTGCAAAGGGACTTGACATCTTGAATAAGTACTACCAGCGCTATGAGCCCGAACCTTATGATGTAGTGAAGGCTGAGGTAGGCATATCATTTGAGTTGGGAGAGTGGCTTTACAAGGGAAGGATTGATCTGATAATGGAAGAGAGAGGGACTCGTGCCATCTATGGATTCGATCACAAGACAACAAGTGACTTGTCACGCACAGTGGTGAAGCCTCACTGCCAAATAACAGGGTATGTTTATGGGCTGGTGCAGCAGTACGAGAATGTATTGGGGTATATGCTGAATATGATTGGAGTTTACAAGACGGATAAGAGAAGGGATAAGGATAGTGGGCATTTAGTGGAGAGGGACATATTTCTCAGAATACCAACATCACGATCACTGGAGGAACTAGATGAGTGGAAGAGAGAAACCCTCTGGTATCTTCACCAGGTGGAAGAGAGCCTGGAACATAATATCTGGCCGAAGCACGCTCCCAGTTATTGCCAAGCTTACAGGGGCCGCTGTCCTTATCTCGATCTCTGTAATGTAAGCACTCCTGATATGATCGAGAGGATGATTGAGGCAGGGCTTTATGTGATTGAGCCCTGGAAAGCCTACGAGCCAGTAGTGATAGGAGAGGAGGAGTGAGATGCCTAAAAAGAACATACTGCAGATAGGCCCACCAGGGAGCGGAAAGACGGGCAACTTGGAGACGCTCCCAGACTCAGTAGTCCACTTGTCATTTGACCCAGGAGGTTGGGAGACTCTCAAGCGAGATATACCAAGACAGGGGAGAAGGAAGCGCAACTTAGTTGGGCCTCTTACCACGTTTAGGGAGTGGGCAAAGCTCAATCAATCACTAAGCCCAGATGATATACTCGTTGTAGACTATAGCAGCCTACCTGTTCGAGTTAGCGTAGATAAGTTCCAGCAGTATGAGATCGCTCCTTGGAATAACTTCTTGATGGATTTTAATGAGATTGAGAAGATAGGGGGAGCCCCAGTTATAGAGAGACGAGGCATTTGTAACGTGGCTGTAGACTCACTAACCTGGATGCAATGGACTATCTTAGAGGGAGTGGTTTATCTTGAATCTCGTACTGATAAGGGAACCTGTGTTAATGACTACCGCATTGCAATAGAGAAGATGAAGGAGATAGTCAAGGCGTTTTGCCAACTCCCTTTTAACTTCATCCTCACAGCTCATGTGGAGAGTGAGAAGGATGATGTAACTGGGAAGATTAAGGAGCAGGTGCTTATCTATGGGAAGAACTTACCTGATCTCATTGTGTCAATGATTAGTGATGTTTATTATTGTGGTGTAGACATGAGCACAGGGACGATAAGGAGCTACCTTTACACAGCTCCTCAAATGTTCCTGAAGATCGTGAGACAGAGGAGTTTCGATAACCTACCAATTAAGATGGAGGCAGACTTCTCCAAGCTTTACAAGGCAGGGGGGCTTTACTGTGGAGGAGGAGAGAAATGACTTTCATTTGTGAAAGGTGCCATATAGAGGTTCACTATGATGAGTCCTTTTATACTCCTCTAGAGGAGCTTCTCTGTGAGGATTGTTACTTGGACACAATAGAGGAGGGAGAATAGAAAAATGGATCACTCATGCTCCTATTGTGGAGGCGAGGAGGTAGTCCTCATCTCAGGTAAAGACTATTGCCAGAGGTGTCTCTACCACTACGATACTCCTCAAATAGTCAAAATGATCGGGCACTACATGGCTACTCCTCTCATTGTAGTGGAGTTCCTCAAGTGGGCATTTGGAACAGTTCACCCTACCTTCTCAATGTTTCCACTTGCCTATGGGAAGGTGAAGAGGGAAGAGTGGTTGGAGGAGGAGAGGAGGTTTGAGACGAGTCAGGAGACTTGGATTAATGCACTCTTTACTAAGTTCATAAGTGGAAGGAGGTAACTCATGTCAGGAAAGAAGCCATTCAAGCAGAGACTAATCGAGGAGCAAGCAGATAAGATTTTAGCCCAGGGACTTCTCCTCAGCAAGCGATTCGTGATGCAAGCAATCCTTGTCGCTTACAATCAGGGCTTGCTAGATGGAATGGCTGAGGAGCGAAGCCTAATCAAAGAGGAGGAAACGATGGGCAAGGTTAGAGGAAGAGAGGAGGTGAGAAGGGATGCGAGCTAAGAAGGAGGCAGCACTGAGAGAGTTGCTCAGGGAGTTAACAGATGAGCGCAAGGAGTTGGTGCTCAGAAAGGAGGAGATTGAGGAGAGGATTGTTGATAAGGAAGTAGAGATTGGAGAAGTAAAGAGGATGATGCATTAATGATGCAGACACTAACAAAAAAGGAGGATCAATCTATGGTGTTGGATTTAGGAATTGGTCAAGAGGAGATGGAGGCTCTAGGTCGCATCAAACCTATTGATGATGGAACCTACGAGTTTGTAATTGAGAGACCGGAGATAGGGAGCAGCAACGACAGCCGACCGATGTGGATATTCTACCTGAGAGTAGTCAATAACACCAAGTATCCTAATCGGAGTATTAGGTATGGGGTAGTTGTCCCTCACATAGGGCCAGATGGAAAGGTAGATATGGGAACAACACCAGGGTTCCTAGTCCCTCTTAACAATGAGATAGGAGCGTTTATTGACTGGCACAACTTCCCTGATCCGCAAGACCTTCCCTGGGTTAAATCTACCTATGAAGGGAAGGGAGGATTTATGGCTGTAGGGCATAAGCCGAGAAAGGGAGATCCGGAGACTATTGATAATACCTGCAAATTCCCTAAGTGGGAGGCTTACAAGAGGCGGAAAAAATAAGGACTGGCTCAGCCCCTTTCTCTCTCTCACCTATCATTCACCCCCATGAATGAAGCACCTCCCACAAGAAGGGAGAGAGGGGCTGACATTTACTCACACCTCAATTATTGAGGAGAGAGGAGGGAAGATGTATATCTTTATAGCAGCTCCTTACGAGAGACCAGATCCTTGCTTCAATGTAAGGAAAGCAGTATTGATAGCAGAGGAACTTATCAAGAAAGGCCACGTTCCTTTCATCCCACATCTCTGCCATCTCTGGCACTTGGTCTCTCCTCATGAGAGGAAGTATTATCTTGACTATGACTTCAAGTGGTTGAAGAACTGTGATGCCCTATTCAGAGTACCAGGAGAATCTCAAGGAGCTGATCAGGAGGTCATAGAAGCACGTGAATGGGGGATGACTGTTTATGAAAGAATGGAAGACGTTCCTAATTGGAAGTGAGCTCTCTCAACTCACAACACCAATCAAGTAACAAGGAGGTAACAAGAAGATGAAGAAAGTTACAGTCGAGATTAAGAGTAAAGGAAAGGTACTTGGGAAGGCTGAGGCCCCCCAGTTCGATAACTGTGCTGATGCTCTCAAGAATATCACTGATGAGAAAGCAACCGCTCTCATCAATAGGATGATTAAGATTGACGTTAGCAATAAGAACAGGGCCGACCTCACAGCGAAAACACCGAGTCTGGAGAAACAGATTGCGAAGTCCTTCAAGGAGATGTCTCCTGAGGGGAAGAAAAAAGCCCTTGCGAAGTTCGCAGAGGCTGGCATCAAGATTGATTTAGCAGAGTAAGAGGAAGATGAGAGAGCTCAGTTATTGGAGGCAGGTTGGGCATAGCCTACACTGGTTGGCCTATCAACCGAATCAGCGTAGTTGACGGATTGACAGATCCTGCTCGACCTGCTTTTCTTTTAGAGAGGAGGAGTCATGTTTCTAACAGAAGAATCATCATTTCTGGTCTTTATTATAATCTTGTTAACGCTCATGCTCTGTCTCGGATGCGTGGGGCTGTGTATTAAAATCTACACTGAGATTACAAAGGAATTTACTATTAGGAGGAGGTACGAGAACCAGGGCAAGGGAGGTGGAGCATGAGTGAAGGAGCCGAGGTAGAGGATCTTATAGACGGCTTGATAAAGGCCCTAGGAATAGCTCCAAAGCTGCGAAAGGCTGCTGCATCCGCCTTTTGCATAATCTATAACAAGGGTAAAATAGATGCAAGCCATCAAGCAATTAAAACTATCATGGAACTCGGAGAAGGAGGAACCAATGCAAAAACAAGCACTACCAGAAAATGATCCTATACAAGCAGCTCTAGACGCAAAGAGGAGAGCAGACAATTGCCTCATAGCTATAGAGAATGAGTGCAAGAGGTGGAATTGTGTTATCAGCCCAATGATTACTATTTCGGGAAGAGGCATAACGCCTAACTTTGAGGTAGTCCCCTTACCAATGATAAAGCTACCAGTTGGAGGAGGAGATGGACACCGCTAATATTGAGATCTCTCAAGTCAAGATGAGTGAGAGAGGTAGGAAGAAGTACAGGAGAATAGAAGAGCTTGCAGAGTCCCTGAAAACACATACTCTTATCGAACCAGTGGTGGTAGATGAGGACTTCGGATTGATAGCAGGTGGTCGTAGGCTCCTCGCTGCACAGATGGCAGGCTGGACTCATATAGATGTGGTTATCAAGAGTGGCCTAGATGCGTGGGGCAAGAAAGCTATGGAGCTAGAGGAGAATATTCAACGAGAGCCTCTGGACTATGATGAGGAGGTAGCTGAGTTGAAGGAGCTCCATGAGCTTTATAAGGAGAAGTTTGGCAAGGTAGACATGTCCCAGTGGCGCAAAGGGGAGGAGATTCCTGGATGGAAGATAACAGACACAGCGAGACTATTGCATAGGTCAGAAGGTAGCGTGACAATGGACTTGCAACTAGCAGATGCTATTGAGCAAGACCCAGCACTCGCAGAGATGGAGACGAAGACTGGGGCTTACAAGATGATGAGAGCCAAGAGAGATAGAGGGGTAAGAGAGATACTCGCTGGAATAATGGCAAAGGAAGCTCCCAAGCAAGACGAGCGCATACAAGTGTGGCTGGGAGATAGTGCAGAGTTGCTTAAACAAGTGAGGGATGAGAGTGTGGATTTTTGCATAACTGATCCTCCTTATGGAATAGAGTTTGATGATAACAAGAGGATACAGAAAGATGCAGGAGGGAATTGGATAGGGACGGAGATAGGTGATGAGGATAATGTAGAGTGGCAGGTTCCTATATTTAGGGAGATTTACAGAGTACTCAAACCTGGAGCACATCTTTACCTCTTCTTTGCAATAGCGCAGTATGAGGCTAATCTTATAATGCTAATGGAAACTGGATTTAGAGTAGCCAAGGTTCCTCTTATCTGGCATCATTCTCCAAGTGGCAACCAGACACCCTATTCATCTTATACTCTGTGCTATGATCCTATATTCTTTGCAAGCAAAGGAAGCCCTAAACCTCTTCAAGTCCCAGGGGCTTTTAACATTCTACATCATCCATCAGTCATTAATAAAGTTCACCCCAATCAAAAGCCCCTGAGTTTAATAGAGTGCTTAATTAAGCTGGCTAGCGTCCCTAATGAGTTAGGGATTGACCCCTTCTGTGGGAGTGGAGTATTCGGGTTAGCCTGCAGGATGATGAATAGGAGAGCAATCGAGATAGAGAAGGATAGTGCATTCTACTATGAGGCTCAGCAAGTAGCAAGTATGGGAATTGCTGAGTTTACTTGTGATGTTGAGAAGGGAGGAGGAGGAGAAGAAGTATGATCTATTTATCCTCAATAGTTTACAATGGAGGCTGTGTTCTAGACTTTCACCTTCCTCTTATCATAGGGCCTGAAAGCGTTTTAGAGATTAGAGGAGATGGAATTATAAAATTCAGAGGGATAGAACCTGCAATAGTTAGGATAGAATCAATTAGGGAGAAGAAAGATGAGCTGCCCCAAGTGTAATGGTCTACTCCAAATTCACTTCCTCATCCTTGAAAATGAATGGGAGACTAGGTGTATAATATGTGGAGAGATATTCTTCTCTGCAGAGATGGAGAGACAAAGAGACCACAACAAGCATCTCTATGAGAAGTATTACTCCAAACGAGTTCGCTCAGGGGCGTTGAGGAAGAGGGATCAAATGGGGAGGCTATAAATAATAAAGGAGGTGATGCTTACATCTTGGGGTTGCGTGTAGGGTAAAACAAGCATAATCTAATTAAACTAAAAGGAGGACAAAATGAAAAAGATTAAATTGGTAATTGCATTGAGTGTGATTTTGTTGACTAGTGTTGCACTTGCAGATGAAATTGGTTTATGTAAGAACAGTAAGGGAGTATTAAGATTCTTACCAGCAACAGGGAAATGTTTGAAATCTGAGACTTTTCTTACAATCAACAGCTTAGGTATTCCTGGGCTACAAGGGCCAGTAGGAGCACAGGGAGCTAAAGGAGACCAGGGCTTACAAGGAGTAGCTGGGCCAACGGGAGCTACAGGAGCAACTGGTTTACAAGGAGAAAAGGGAGAAGTAGCTAAGGCATTTGATGCTAATAATCAGAACTTAGGTACTCTCGTAGGGATGAGAGAGATACCCGAAATGAATAGTCAGAACATGGTTACAGAGTATAGAGATGGGTATACAATCAAACATCCTACTCTTAATAAAATCTACTATCTCATCTCTGAATTAGGAATAGGAAAGATTGTTACTCCTCCAATTTCCGATCCTTCAGACAACCAGTTTAGGTTCTACTTTGACAATGTAGCATGTACGGGAAAAGCTTATGTAAAAGACTCTTTAAAGTTTGCAGATACTATTATCCCTGTTCCTCTTCAGTGCTTCATTGGACCCTGTGGGCCACAGCAGTATACGTATTATATTGAGCTGTGTGAAAATGTAGCAGTTGTGATTAAGTCAGCAAGTGATGGAATTGGCTGTACTTCTGTTCCGGAGTTACCATCTACGGACTTTTGTAAGTTGGTAAATGTGAATCTTGGATTTGAGGAGATCAGATTCCCTCTGAGATTTGAATAAGAATGAAAGTTGGTGGTCAGTATCTATCCAAACGTAGCAACACCAGGCCCGCAAAGTCCCTGCGCTCGCTATGAGATGCTGGCCGCCAACTTGATGGAGGAGAAAGTGGATATAAAAGAGATTGGGGAGCGTAAAGTAGGCCATAAAGCATTACGAGTAAAAAAAGGTAAACTGGAATCCTTTGACCCACACCCACAAGAGATTCCCAAATTAGGACTTGCCTTTAAGGATAATGAGTTTTCTGGAATTGTAGTTGGAGAATCCCTTATAGAAGAGGGAGAAGTTATAGATTATATCAAAGCTCTCCTCTTCAAAGTGAAAGGGTTGCAACAAATTATGACAGCCGACCCTGATCATTGGGATGGAGTTTATGTTAAATGGGCAACTGAGAAAGCCGAATCTCGTATCAAGGAGTTAGAGATGCAACTTGATGCGATAAGGAGAGACAGTAATGCCAAAACTCGAACCTGATTCAGTAAATCCTAAATGTCTTGAGTGTGGAGAGTTGCTAGAGGACGTTGCTCATTGGAGTAAAGGGAAGGGGACTCACTATATTCTAAGATGCCCTAATTGTGAAAGGAGTGAACGAGATGATTAATTGGGATGGTATTAGACAATATATAATTATCTTTCTCTTAGGCTTGTGTATAGGGATAGGAGTGGGATATATAAGGGGAAGAGATGAAGTAGATAACTATCTAACTAAGGTTTACGAGAGAGAAGTATATACGTTGAAAGAATGGAACAAGACACTACTCCAGTCGCTTATAGGGGTAACGGAGAGAGGAGGAGGGAAGAGGTGAAAAGGAAGCCAATTAGAGTCGTGCTCCCAGAGGACTTAGAGGAGAAACTCCGAGCGCACTTAAAGCGCCCTTATGGAGATCTTTCCTTTATAGTGAGAACTGCATTGATTAGGTATTTCAAGGAGAAAGAAAAAGATGAGAAAAGAACTAATGAAGGAAGAAGCGAAAAGAATCTTTGAGCGAAGTATTAAGCCAAGACTTGTTCTAGACCCAAGGAGCAAGTGTTGGAACTTTACTGGGTATACTGCACGTGGATATGGACAAGTGAGCTCCAAGAGTGAATTATTCTTGGCTCATAGGGTCTCTTATCTTGCCTTCTCAGATCTCTCTTCATTACCTCTTGCTTATCCATTAGTGTGTCACAGCTGTGATAACCGGAGCTGTTGTAATCCAGAGCATCTCTTCCTTGGAGATCACTCAATTAATATGAAGGACGCAGCAGACAAGGGATTCTTATCTGGGCGAAGAAAGCTATCAAATAAGGAGGATGAAGTCTGGTGCTCTAGATGTAAGAAGTTTCTTCCTAAGGAAGAGTTCTACAGAAGCTCTAGACACTGGACTGGACTACAGACTCATTGTAGAAAATGTGGGAAAGAGATAAAGGAGCTCAACAATGCTAGAGAAGGTAAAGTCCCTGGGACTGAAAGTGGTAGGGGGAGACGGGCCAAAGAATCCACGACTAGTGATAGTGGGGGAGAGTCTAGGTCAGGAGGAAGAGAGTGAAGGTAAGCCTTTTGTGGGAACAGATGGCAAGATACTTATGGAGATTCTTGCATCAACAGGGCTATCAAGAGAGAGCTTGTACATTACTAATGTGGTTAAGGTTAGGCCACCAGGGAACAAGGTTGAGAGGCTTGGAGATCTCGGGCTTGGAGTTGAAGACTTTATCCCCTTCCTTAAAGAGGAACTGGAAGGCATTGATTGTAGAGTTTGTGTTCCGCTTGGTGACTTGGCCCTTAATGTACTCACAGGTAAAGATGGCATTACGAAACATAGAGGATCAATTTACCCCTCAACACTTATACCAGGTTATACCTGCTTGCCAACCCTCCACCCTGGTTTTGTCAGAGAGGTATGGTCTGCTAGAGGAGTTGTTATTGCAGACATTAAAAAGGCTCTCCGAGTTGCAAACTCTGGCCACACGACGGAGACATTTTCCACTATCACAAGGCCCACACTTGGCCAAGTCCACGATTACACTAGAATACTTGGGGCTCTTGACAGATTCACCTTCGACATTGAGGTAGTTGGTGGTAAGCAGATTGCATGTGTAGGATTAGGAGGTTGGATAAATGGTAAGAGGTCTTCTCTCTGTATTCCTTTTAAACATGGCTATCGTAATTACTACTCACGGGAAGAGGAGAGTATTATTTGGAGTCTCCTTGAGCAACTATTTCAGAGTGATGCTCTTAAGATTGGTCAGAATATTAACTACGATTTAACTTTCCTCTTCCCTTTTATAGGGGAAGCAAGCCCACCTTGGTATGATCTAATGGTAGCACACTACGTGCTTGATCCAGAGCTTCCCCATTCACTAGCCTTCCTAACCTCAATCTACACAGACATCCCCTATTACAAAGATGATCCTAAAGATGAAGGGGAGACTTGGGCAACCTATACCCCAAGTGAGAGGCTGTGGGATTATAATGGGAAAGACTGTGAGGGGCCACTGATAATAGAGTCCAAGCTCACGACAGAGTTGAGGAAAGAAGGGTTATATAACTTCTTTACAGGTTATGAGATGAACAGGGTTAGAGCCACTTTCCGCTTGTCACAAAGGGGGATGCACTGTGATGAGGAGATGAAGCAGAGAATCCTCCAAGAACGCACAGAGGAGCTCGCCCTCCTTAATATAGATCTAGCAACTAAAATAGGCTACGCAATCAATGTAGAGTCCCCTAAACAGATCATGAAATTCTTGTATGAGGACTTGAAGATACCCACTCAATATCACAGGAAGACTCACCGCCCTACAGCCAACAAAGAGACCTTGGAGAAACTATTTGCTCGCTACCCTGATGAGAGATTTAAAATGTTTATGGAGGCGAGAGGGATCAGTAAAGAGATTGGGGCTTACCTCAAGGCAAGGCCCTCTCCTGATGGTAAGTATAGGGGGCTTTACAAGCCATGTGGGACTAAGACAGGGAGATCATCTTGTGAACAAATGTTTGGAGGAGTAGGGCTTGACTTCCAAAACGTACCTCCTGCAAAAAATGGAAGGACAGATATTAGGGCTATGTTTATCCCAGGGACGGGGAAAGAGTTCACAATGTATGATCTGTGGCAAGCAGAGGCTTGGCCTGTAGCGATAATGTCTCAGTCGAGAAGATTCTTGGAGAAGTTGAATAAGCACGAGAAAATACACACTATGGTAGCAGGGTGGATCTATGCGAAGGAAGAGAAGGCAATCACGCAGGAGGAGTATGATGTTGGCAAGAGAACAGTTCATGCGAGAAACTATGGACTCGGACCAAACCTCTTTGCAACAATTATCAAGAAGCCTGTGGCAGAGGCTAAGAGGATACTTGCAACGTATGATAGGTATGCTCCGGAGATCGAATCAGTCTGGCACGCAGAGGTGAGAAGGGTGCTACAAGAGTCCAGAAAGCTAGTCACTCCGTTTGGTAGGGTTAGGTACTTTAGGGAGAGGTGGGGAGAGGATATGTTCCGAGAAGCCTATGCTCACACCCCTCAATCAACAGTAGCGGAGCTTGCTCATCAGGCACAGTGTAGATTGGAATTTGAACTCCCCTCTCATGCGAAGATAGTGCAAGAGGGATTTGATTCACTGGTGATTGAGCACGATAAGGGGAAGGGGGAAGAGGTAGATGAGTTGGTGACTAGGGCGTTTGATAAAGAGATATTCTGGAAAGGGACATCTTTTAAAATTCCTGTAGAGGGAAAACGAGGTGAAAGATGGGAAAAGTAACATTTGAGGAACTCCATGAAAGAGTATATCGACCGATGTTTGGAGAAAGATGCATGGATCATAAAGAAAATCCAAAATGAGAATAGCTCCCAATTAATGAAATGGGGCGTTCAAATTCATACCTCGTTTGAATGGCTTACCTATACGACCGAAGAACTTGGAGAATTAGCCAAGGCCATCGGAGAATATGAATACCGAAACGGAACCAAGGATGAGGTAGTTAAAGAAGCGATCCAGGTTGCAACCTTGGCTCTAAAAATTGCCGAAATGTTTGATGCGGAAATATAACGACTGAACTCAGCGGCGTTTTGAACGTCCGCTGGAGTGATTGGTTATATTTCTTTTCTCCATTATGAGGAACTCCAAGTAGTATACGTGGAGTGAATAGATGCTGATACGACAGAAGGCTGGCACCAACAAGACGTGATAAGTGAGCCTGGGAAGGTGAAGTCCATAGGGATACTTGCCAAGAGCGAAGCTGACTATGTTGTTATAAGCACCAGTATGAGCCAAGATGGAGACTTCTTGGATGCTATATCTATTCCAATGGGAGCAATAACTTTGTTAAAGGTAGTTGAAGAATTGGTATTTAAATGACCCGTAAGTGTAACGAAGGCTTCATCCAATCATACCTAATCTACACTAGTAAGCAAGGCTCCCCTCCTGTCTTCAAGATCTGGAGTGCCCTCGGAGCTATCTCTGCGGTATTGAAGAGAAATGTTTGGATGGAGTCTAGTGGTGCAATCGAGCAGACAGGCTATTACCGACTCCATCCAAATATCTACATGGTGCTAGTCTCTCCAGCTGGAGTAGGTTATAAATCTACCTCTATTCAACTAGCCCTAGAACTAATAGAGAAGGCCGAGATAGACATTAACGTGTTACAGGGAGCTATCACTCTTCCTAGATTATTCTCTAGACTGGCCGTAGCCTCTGGCAAGAGCCCAGTTAATGTAGGAGATTTATATATTCACATTACCGAGTTCAAGGTACTAGTTAAGGGAATAATCAGGGACTCTGCTTTAATAGAGAATCTCACCAATATGTATGATGGGAGGCGGTGTCAGTACGAGACGCAAAACATGGGGCAGTATGATATTAAGAATCCCTGTGTAGCCATTGCTGGAGCAAGCACTCCTGAGTGGTTGTCCCTGGGAAGCGTTGATGTGATGACTGGAGGGTTGGGAGCGAGGATAATCCCTATAGCAGTCCCTGATTGGGAGCAAGAAGAGTTTTGGCCTACTAAAATACAATTAGTGTTGGAAGAGGAGGAAAAGTTGCTCAGGGACTTGCAGAGCATTGCATCTCTTAATGGGAGTTACTTTGTCTCTCAAGAGACCAAAGCTCTGTTTACGACTTGGGGCAAGACTATACGTAAGACGAGGAATGAGGATAGGAGGCTAGACCCTTACTATAGCAAAAAGCACGATTTGGTAAGGAAGGTAGCAATGCTACTAGCTGCCTCTGAATCAGATGATATGGCGGTTAATACAGATCATATTGAGCAGTCTATTGAGTTGTTTGATGAGCTGGAAAAGACAATGCTATTTGCACATCAAGGGACAGTTGCATCTCCTAGGTTGACTTATCTAGATACGGTGCTAGAGGATATAAAGAATGAAGGGGAGTTATCAAGGAGGACACTATTGAAAAGATTTAAGCATTGTTTGATAGGGGAGGATTTTGAGGGTATTATTAAGCAGCTTAAAGAAATGGGAGAGATCAAGGAGCATTGCACAAGTGAAGGAGGAGTTGGAGATGTAGTTTATAAGTATCTTGACTCAAAAATTGAGGAAGGAGATTAACAATGACAGAGGATAGAAAATTCTCAGTCTACCTAGATAAAGACTGCGAGTGCATCAGGATAATAGTGCTCAATACTAAGTTCTCTTTTAATGATACTAGAGCTCTGCAAAAGGCTCTCCAAGATGCTCAGTTTGAGTTTGCAGACTGGAAAAGGGAACAGGGATTAACAATCGAGGGCGTAAGATAGTTAGTAAACCCCTGCCTTCAACTTTCTCAGATTAACAATAAGTTGATAAATCTCATCCTGGCTCCTCCCACTTCTAGCCATTGCAAGAGCTGCTTCCTCTTCCTGTGGAGTGAGCATTATTCCCTTCCCCTTTTGAGTGGATATTCTCTCAACAGGAGCAGTTGAGAGGAAAGTCTCCTTAGCCCCTTCTCCGCTATACCTCCTTTTAGCACCTGGCCCCTTGTATTCTTGAGTAGGAGCTGATGGTATTGCTGGAGGTGGAGTACGAGTCATGCTAACCTGAGGAGCTTTCTTTGCTATCTTCTTTACCTTCTCCCACCACTTTCCCTCTGGAGGCAGATCACTTGGAGGAGGAAGGGGAGTCTCCTTGATAGGAGGAATAACAGGAGCTTCTTCTCCCTGTGGAGGAATTGGTATCAGGGACGTTGCTCCTCTGCGCTGGAGGGCTGGAGTCTTGTAAACACCTTCTGTTCCTCCTACTGCTTCTCTAAGCCCGAGGTTCTTTCCTAGTTGTGGCATCCCTGTCCACTTTCCCAATATCGTTCCCATGTTAGCTCCAATGGCTGCCCAGGGATTCTCACTGGCCAGGGCTCCCGCAGCCTTACTCGCTGCTCCAGGGATTCCTAGTTGCGAGCCAAACCCTTTACCAAGTCCACCGAATAAACTAGCTATCTGCGTCATATTATCTCCTTTTAAGTCAAATTAAAACCGCACTCCTTTGTAAAGAGAGGAGGTGGCCCTTTACGAGCAGTAAAGAATGAGGAAGGAGTGCGGTCTCATTTAACTTTCTCTGGCCTCTGTGGTCTCATTCCTCTTCTAGCTTTCTTTCTCTCTTTCTCGGCTGCCTCTTCACTAGTCTGCCCTGGCCTCCCAATCCCAACTCCACTCAAGATGTAACTCCAAGGGTCTTCCTCTCCTTTATAATACTCCCTAATATTCTGTCCCAGCCCAAATGGGATAGGGCCAGAGGTAGTATAAGCATACTTCAAGAAGGATTTGGTATTCTCTAGCCAATCTTTCTCGAAGCTATAAATCTTCCTAGAATAAGGATCAACATTCCCCAGTAAGCCCACCGCACCTCTAACAAATGGAGCAGCCTTTCCTGCTACGAACTTGGTTAGCCCAGCAAGTGGGCCTAGCTCCCTCGTTAATCCAACCGCTCTCATCAAATCTCCAACTCCTCCCTTAAAGAGTGAAACATAAATTCCTGGCCTTACCTCTACCTCGAATTGATGCCCAGGAGCATTTCCATTCGTGTAGTGACCAGTTATCAACTTGTTAAGCCCTTCTGTTATAATGCCTGCTCCAGTCAATGCTGAGACATAATGGGCTCTAGCCATTGCTCCACCTGGCCCTCCTTGGAAGGCTTGCTTAGCCAAGATTACATTACTCCAAGTCCAATCAGGGGCGAGGAAGAGTATTCTATTAAGGGCTACAAAGCTTGGGGTTCTTCCTAGGGACTCCCAGTTAAGCCCTCCATAAACTGCGTTAATCTCATGAGCTATACTTCTCTTGGCCACTGCTATTTCCTCATTACTTGCACCAAGATGCTTTCCTAACCACTTGCTAGTTGACTTTCCATAACTCATTACCTTAAGCCAGCGCTGTAGCTTCTCAAATAAGAACTCGTTATTCTTCCTCATCAACCAGAATCCATATCTCAATCCAGGAGCATTGACTATCCTTGCCAACCCTTCGTTCCCCTTAGAGAGTTTCCTCATTATATCCATGTTAGCATCAACATTAGCAGTCATAAGAGTATGCTGTAAGCCATCTAGTTCGAGTGCCCTAAAATCTACCCCTTTAACAAACTTCCAGAGCTTGGGATTAAGGAGCTCCAAGCCAAACTTAGTCTCGTAAAGGGACTGCATGGTCATTGCGAAGTGGTGAAAAAAGGAAAGGGATAGATCAACTGTCTTCACGAATCCTTGATATTTAGGGATACCTCTTAGCATATCAATTCTGCTTACAAAGTTAGGCTCAATTATCGCCTTCAACCCTGTAGCAAGATAATCAGGGACTGCAGTATTAGTATTACCAATTCTTACATATCCCTCTGGCAAGCCTTTCTTCACTGTCGTCTTAATGGCTAAACCAGTCCTCTCTAATCCCTTTAACAACTTATTATTTACAAGCACACTAGCAAACTCTCTGCTGTGAATGTTGACTAGATCCGCTGCATCCAGAGTGACTGGCTTGCCTCCACCTTGGATACCTTGGAGGAGGGTTTTCCACTTTCTCTGCAGAGCATGAGGAGTGGTTTTAGGTAGGCCAGTTCTGGGGGTCTTACCAGTAACAAGTCTAGTTACAGGTTCCCTTGCCCACCATCTATTAATGTAATTGTCTAGCATCTCTTTAAGGAAGCCATTCTTTACTCCAGCCCTTCCAGTCTCTCTGAAATACTTATCTAGGAGAGTATTTGCTTGCTTAGCATTCTCAGGAAGATTGATTGCTCTTCCAAGGATAGCCTCATAGCCCTTGAACTTGTCACTCTTCAAAGCATTGGAGAGCTTGGTAGTATTACCTCCAACGTCCCTATAGAGAGCCAGTGCTTGCCTATCAATTAAGTCTGGAACGAGTTTCTTTACATCTTCAGCTACGTAATTGCCTCTCATTATCTGAGAATGCTTAGCTCCAGAGAAGACATCTCTAATCTCCTTGGGAGTTGCTCCCTCTCTTAATGCAAGGGGAGAGTCATCTACAAGAGTGCTAACAGAGGAAGGAGGTCTAACTGCAGCTTGCTTAGCAGCCTTTACTCCCTTCCCTAGGGGCTTTGTAGCCGGAGCTACCTTCTCTGCAGCAGCAGTCACCTTCCCAATAGGAAGAGCAAGAGGCTCAATAGGCCTCAGCGCCTTGGGAATTAGCTTCTTGCCAATAGCCTTCCCCAGCCCCCATCCCATATACATTAGAGGGTCAGTTGCTTCTCTAATAAATGGCTCCGCTAGCAACCCAGGTCTCTCTGCACGAGGTTGAGTTCCTGCAACATATTTGGCTGCTCTCCCTATCCCTCTTGCCCAGGGCATACCAATAGCTTCCTTTATGCCAGTAATGGGCTCCTCTGCTTGGCCCTTTGCTGTCTGGAGAGCGACCTGCTCAGGGAACTCAAGCAAGCGAAGGGGGGCTCGGTAAAGCTCTCTCCAACCTCCCTCTTGCTCAGGGATGGGGGTCGAGGCACTTGGCTCAATATTTGAGGTAGGAGGCTTAATCGGAGTCCCTGGAATTAATCCTCTCCTCCTTGCCTCTTCCAGGAGAGCTCTCTTCTCCTCTGGGAGGATACCTCTTTTTTCTGCTTCTAGTAGGAGGTTGATATTTGGCATAGTTATCTCGCTAACTTGTGTTGCTGCTTAATTACATGCCTGAAGAACTCAGGAAGCTCCTTGAAAGCAGGGTGCCTTTTACCTGATAAATAAGCACCATATCCCTCAGAGAATAGCTCACTTGCATCATGTAAACTTACCTGAAACATATCCGTTAGATCTTCAAGATGCTCAATGGTCAGCTTCCTATAAGATTTAGTTAGCAACCCTCGCAAGTCCTCAGATAGTCGAAAATACAAGTCATGCGCAGGCTCGTGCCCCACAGTTGTTGTTCCTTCCCATGATTTAATAGCACTTGGCCTGAAGGCAATTTTGGTTTGAGAAATAGGAAATGAAGGTAATGAAGGTCTTGCCTTAGACCATATAGAGGCTGATGCCCTCCCTCCCCACCCAGGTGTCTTGCCCAGTTCTTCAAAAGTACCTACTACATCTATGTTCTTTAATACCTTTCTTGCTACTCTATTAGCAGCCTGTTGCACCTCAGGAGACGCTCCCATCTCAGCTAGCTTCTTTACATATTGCATCTTGGTCATCCCAAGAGGCACCATCCCAATATCTGCTCCAGGAGTCTCGGCAATCTGAGTAGCTAACTCAGAGAGCTTCCTAATCCAAGGGTACTCTGCAGCTGTTCTCTTAGCTGCCCTCTGTGGAGACTTTAATAAGTCTTTTACTTCTTCCCAAAAAGCCATTACTGCCTCATTAGGTCTTGTAAAAATCTATAAACATTCATGTAAGGGTTTTTTGATGGCATTTTTGATAACTGTTTAAAGGCCTGTTCTTGTTCACTACCGTGACCAATATATGTTCAATTGCTTTCCTTGGAGTAGCTTCAACTACTCTTACTAAATCTGCAAATTGCTCCAGGTTGAATAGGAGGGTTCTCTCCGTATTCCATTAGCTAGCGAGGATTACCTTTATTCTTCTCAGCTATTTGTTGGAGCAACTTGAATACATTAGTCATTATTTCCCAAGCTCCTTCAATATATCTGCATCAGACATACCTGAATAAGGGCTAGTAGCTGAGGACTGAGGTCTCTGAGGAACACCCCCTTGGCCTCTAGCTGCATTATAATCTTTAATAGCCTGATTCACCGCTCCTAGTACTCCTAGCTTCTTGACATACTGCTCTGCCATCCCTGCGATTATGTCAAAAGCACGTTGACCCTCTGGAGCTAGTACCTTGGTGAACATATCCAGTGCTTGATCTGGGGATGGAGTACCTGTCTTTGTGGAACCTTTTAGGCTTGTCATCAACTCGTTGTATGTTTCCTTGTTAAGCCCTCCTAGATAGCGAGTTGGGTCAGTGAGGTAGAGCCTCATTAATTGCTTTCTGACATCTTTCCTAGTAGCAGGATTTATACTAGAGGGTTTATCAGGCTTAACCTTAAGTTTGGCTTTCTCCTTCTCAAACTCGAGAGCTTCTTTTTCTGTCTTAGGTTGCCATCTTCCAGGAGGCTTTAATCCAGCTTTCTCCTTCTCAAGTGCTATCAACTCTTCCCTAGTTGTAGGGTGATACGCTCCTGGAGGCCTCAAGCCAGCTTTTGCCTTCTCGAATCCAAGTGCCTCTTCTTGGCTAGTTGGAACCCACTTTACTGGCTTGGTAGGAGTCTCCCAACTCTCCATAAAATTCTTCATAAATGGGCCTTCTTTAACTCTCCCCTTGAGTGGAGTCTTAATCTTAGCCCCCTCAGTCCCAGGGACTTCAAACAAGTAATCCTCCCCTCTCTCACTTGGCCTAAATATGCTCCTCAGCACCCCAGGATCATATTGAAATGATTTAAGATACTCCTCTTGCATCTCTTGTGGCCAGCTACCCGCTTTTAACTGAGCTAGCTTCTCCATAGCGCCTTGCTTCTGTTTAGCCCTTCTCTTCTCTTTAGGCTCAGCAAGCTCACTTATCATATTAAAAAGAGGCCCTAGATCTAGTTGAAACTGATTGAAAGCCATTTTTTACCTCCTTGGATAAGTTCTCTCTCTCATCCCGTAAGCAATAGTTTTACTATTTAATACAACTTTAATTGGCTGTTCTGAGTATAATAGCCCAAACTTAGGGGTGAATATAATCTCCTCAGCCAAAGGAATTATCTCCCCTTTCATGTTCAGCTTACTTCCCGTACTATATTTACCTGTTGCTTTCACACTATAATCTCCATTTAGATATTTAACACTTATCCAATCCCAAGAGAACTTATGTTTAGATATAGTAGGATTAAAGTACTCATGGTCAAACCAAGCTTCTATTATTCTACCTTTAGTATCTACCCCTCTTAAGAAGGGAATAGAGTAGTACTTCTCATCTAGGGTATCTTTATGCACAACAGGGTCACAGCAAGGCCGCAAAGTAGTACGAAGATAATTATTGTTAATAAAAAACCTACCCATCCTAAAGCCAGTAGAGTAACCATAATTGCTAACCTCCTCCTCATTATATTCCTTGAACTCATCATCTAGTGAACAGTGAAGGTATAGCCTCTGTTCTCTTCCTACTCTATTCTTAAACAAAACGTGGTGAAAGAAAGAGTTGCCTATCTTACCCCAAAAGTACCACCACTCTAGAGTCAACTCGTGTTGAAAGTGATCTTCAGGGAATAGCATATTTAATCCTCGCTGTTAAGCTCCATGTGGCTACCCAGAAGTAGCAAATTGGAAGATATAACATGGCTCTTGGATTCTTGCCATAGTAAAGCTTGGCAAACTTAGCCATAGGCTTCAACATGAGTAGCCTAGTCAACTTCCTAATAATCCTAGATCTCAGCATCAAGGGCACCAGCCAACTAGCCATCATCTTGTAGCCTAGCGACACAAATGAGGTTGGCAAGTAATGATCGTCTCTGAACTTTCTCACCCGACTTTCTAGCTCTCTCGTCCAATCCTCAGTGAAGATTCTACATTGACAGCCAACTCCATAACTTGAGCCAGTCGAAGAAGTACTAGTCTGTCCAGACGGTTGAAGGAAGCTCGTAAGTTCATCTCTCAACTTCCCCCAAATCTGAGTAGGTACTCCTGCTGCAGCAGTGACTGCTTGGCTCGCTAGCCCAGAGACTGCAGCTGTCTTAGCTGGAGATGACATTCCTCTTTGCCCTTCTAGACTAGCCATCTCCTCTCTTTTCTTCTTACTCGCTTCCCCTTCAGAGAGCTTGTAAAGGGTTCTCGCAAGAGGGCTAGAGAAGTCACCAGAGAAAGCCATTGGCCAGATTTGCCCCAACATCTGCTCTCCCATCTTCTTCGTCTTGCCTCTCCCCAACAACCAAGTAGGTGCTGAGGAAGATTTACTGCCTCCACCAAATTGTACCATATTAGCCTCCGAGTTCTTTACTCAACAAGAACCGTGAAAAGTTAAAACCATACTTCTTGAATATTCTAGGATTACATTTGCAGTGCAAGAGTATCCTCTTATATCCCAAGTCTTGCAACTTATTCTCCAGGGACTTGTAAAGGAGCATAGTAACCCCAGGGTCTTTGGATAGTGACTGTGAAATCATGAAGTTCTCTCCCTGCAAGGGAGCCCCACAGATATAAGCAATCGGTAACTCTTCTCTCTCATAAAAGATCACAAACGTTGCTCCATGCATAGCAAGCGTAACCTCGTGTAGGTTCTGCCACAAGGGGGACTCAGTCCTAGTTGAGAACTCCTCCACCAATGGGATTAGCTTCTTAAACTCTTCTCCAGTTGATAAGAATTTCACGCTCATACGTCGTCAATATACTCCCTAACACTAACATAGAACTTAGCCACCTTGTCCAATCCCTTCCAGTAAAGTCTTTGTGAAGTGAGCAGCGGGATGATATAAGTTACTGCAGACGCAGGATAGTAGTCATTCACTCCTATCGTTATTACTTCTATAACAGTCGCCCAGTAGTAAAGCCCTGTAATAGAAGCAGCTACTATTAATCCTGTTCTCCCTGCGATAGTAGAACTTGCTCCCATTTGACCAGAGACAACTTTCGCTGTTGGAGGTACAGCATCTGAGATATCATGCTCCTCAAAGATATCAGCGACTGCTGGCTCAGCATCAATAAGCACGTCAGTAGATCTGTAACAGCGATCATTAAACTGTGCACTACCAGACATCACTTCACCACTAGTCACGTAGCTCGCTCCAACATACATGAAGTAATCATATCCAGTTGGAAGGGTTGGAGCAGTATTACTCAAGCTTGATAATGTTCCAACTGTTCGCATGGCGGAGTTATAAATGACAAAGAAATAAATCCAAGTAGAAGCGAAAGCAGCTGATTGATCTCTCCCATTGACAATGGGGCCAGCGGTGGTAATGACATTAGTAAGATCCACAGTTGACAATCCAAGTGTTTGCCAAGGAGAAGAATTATCATGCAAGGACAACCAATTTGCTGTAATGTGCCTTATGGTAGTAGAGTCATCATACAATCTCAAGTCAAGATAGAAGCTACTCGGTATGACACTCCCTGCAAGAGTCCCTCCCACATAAACCGTTGGAGGAATAATCTTTGGAAAATCTGGGCCTGGGATAGCAATAATGGGTGCTTTTATCTGCCCAGGAGCTGTTACAGCTTGGATTACCCTCAGGGACGGTTGAGCAACAGTTGAAACAGGAGCTGCTTGTACCGCTCCTATTCTATCATAAACGTCAGAGATAATCCCTCTTAACACTTTCTCCGTCTCCTTATTATCCTTCCCAAAGGTAAAGTTCATTGGAGGTTTCATCTTCTTGCCTCATCCCTTCTAGAATATGCAAGCGACCTAATTGCTACCCTTGCCGTCCCTGTGGTAATCTTGAATCCCATATAGGTGGGCCAGTAGGCAGGAGATGGCACGCCCATTTCTTCTCTCTTATGAGTATCGTCATCCACAGCGCAACTAATGTTGTTTCCAGAGTCTGCTAAATCATACCAGGGCTCAATCAATATGGTTCCACTGGTTGAGGACAGCTTCCTGGAGACTAGATACAGAGTGGCTAGTTGCCCAGTTATGGTTGGGTCAGGTGATCTATCTGCTGTCTTAATTATCCCTACTATAACCGTTGTATTATCAGTCTGCCCACTTAGCAAGGTAAAGAGTAACCCATTCATATCCTCTACTCCCCCTATCAAGGAAGTCTCTCCAGCATAAGATTTAACATGGAAGATGGAAGTAGGCCAGCCTAAGAATACTGAGTTGCACTGATTTATCATATCTAAAACGAGGATAGTAGTATTAGTTATGTCTCCATATTGAGGCATAGAGAAATACACAACACCGTTAAAATACTCTCCCACTACCCTCCCCACATGAGTATCTGGGATGAGAGCAGTATAGTTGCCAAGCTTGGTATTCAAGCTATCGTCTGGGCTGGATGTTCCATTAAAGGTATAAATCTCTTTATCCGTTCCAATAAAGATTATCACTCCTCTAATAGGATCAACTGCCCAAGCAAAGGGATTGAGTATGCCAATCTCTCTAGAGTACCAAATAGGTCTTTGGGCCAGATTATAGGGATCAAAGGATCCTATCCCTTTCTCCTTGAACACGTATATCCTATCCTGAAATGGAATTAGCGCTAGTATCTCATACCCATCCTCTTTCCCCACATCGAAGATGGAAAGAGCATCTACCTCATCAATAGACTCCTCAACTCCAATGGCTACAGCTGTCTTGTGCCTATACCCTCCAGATAGCTCGATTAGGTTAGCCCTAATAACTAGGTTGTTATAAATGCAGAAAGTCTTTGCTATCATTGGTTGGGCATAGAGAATTGGAAGGTCTACCCCCAACTCATCCTCAGTAAGGAAGCTCTCAAAGTAGGTAGACTCATCATCTCCTATTATCCCTGCTAACTTCCAACTCGGAATGAGACCACCAATCTGCCAGACCTCTCTAATGCAGCCAGAGGATACAGGGACGTTGGAGAGCATCACGCCACCACCTTTTACCTCAACAGGAGCGGAGATATTAGAAAGCTCAGATCGTGCTCCTCTAGCATTACGATAGGTGACAGCAAATTGAAATCTGCCAGAAGGCGCATCTCCTCTCTGGATTAACCACTGATCTAGATACAACTCCACTCCTGCATCTTTCGTAGTAGCAATTCTAACCCTAACCTTATTAACTGTAGCCCATGTTCCAACTGGGCTAGAAGAGGGGATTTGTGTATGCTCTCTCTTTTGAAATCTTGCCTCAAACCAGTTCTTTTTAATCTCTGGTATCTGACCAGCCCCTCTAAGCAGCTGCTTACTATAATATTCAGCAAACGTCCCTCCAGAGGTATCATAAAATATGCTAATCTCTTCAATATACTTGGAGTTAGAAATCCATATCCAGAGGCCAAGCATATCTGAGTCTTGAGTGCCTATCCCACTTGCATAAGCAGAGAGATCAAGGGCTGCTGTAACATCAATAGTGCACTCAGTTAAAGCCTTTATGCTAACATGAAAGGATTCAGTTGAACCTTCATCTGTCCTAATTTTATCTGTATCAGCACGTTTGTCCGACCACTTACCTACGCCATTAGTTACAACTGGAGAGGCATCAGTAGATTCAAAATTAACTATGATCTTCTTATCCTTAGCCCTAACAAGCTTGACTTCATCCACGTAGTAGATTCCTGCATGATTGCTAGCAGTCAGCGTTACCCTATCTATACTAGCCCAATTAATAGTATCCCCATTAGTGAAGTAAGGAGCTACACTTGCGAACTTCCTAATAACGAAAGTCTGGAAGACAAGAGTTGGGTCTTGTAATCCATTAGCAGCGCTAGTCCCAATTCTTGGAGTGAGTATGCTTTCTGCATTAATAGCATAACTCGCAGTCACAGGGGAACCTGCAGTGTCCCTAAAAGCAATGGTCAACGTACCTGCTACCTTGGAGCTGTTCCTTGCCACTCTCAACTCGATTGCATCTATTGTATCCGCAGATCTTCCACTATCCATAGTTGTAAGGTCTAACACGGGGCTATATGCACGGTAGGTAGCTGTAGCCTGAGCAACCTTCATTGAGCGAGCAAGGCTAGTCTTATAAGTGTAATCGAAACTCTCAACTGACCAAGTTTCATCACTTTCAAAGTCAGTTATCTTCTTCCCATACTCCTTGGTAATAGGGCCACTCCTCTCTAGTCTCAACCAATCTACAATGATAAAAGGCTGCTTACCAGTAGGAGCTTCAATATCAAACCCAGTTACAGTGATGTTCGCCCAATTCAGAGTCCCAGCTCCTGTAATAAAGGAATCCTTTCTAATAAAGAGGTCAAATAGTAATCCTGGCCCATCATTGTTAACCCACTCAGGGAGCTCCGAGATTCTGAAATAAGACCAGTTATTGGTCGTAGATTGTAATACAAGATCACAATTAGTGAAGTCTGCTTTGAAAGATCTAACCAGTTGCAACCTGATAAAGTCCTTCATAGTAGAAGCAGCCGCATCTCCTATTGGAGCAGCTGGGAAAGCTGTTAAACTAACAGATATAATCGTCCTACGGGGAGAATAAGTAGCTCCTGAATCCGTCTTAAACTTAATCCCATGCCTACCATGAAGGACAGTTGTATCGTCAAGAGTGGCTGTGCCATTAGTGACAGACCAACCAGTTATTGTTTCATAATCCTCTATCAACTTATTCTCTTTAGGTGAAGGAATCCCACACCATCCTACATCAACCCCATCATACCAAGCCATCCCCTTAGCCGGATCATTAACTAACATCCTCCCATTGAAGGGAGCCAATCTCATCAGAGTTGATGCCGACAAAGCTAAGTTAGTATTGGTAAGAGGAAAGGATGGCCCTGCATAAAGGCGAGCATTACAAACCGCTACATAGTGTGTAGTAGTTGAGTCTAGCGGCCTAAAAGTAGATAACCCATAACACTCTGCTGGAGGCCCGAGTGGGTATCCTGCATTCAAGACAGTCTTTCCTAATCTCACCTCAAATACTCCATTATTCTTTACAAAGTTTTGGAGCAGAGCAACCTCATTCTCCTTGAGAGCAGTAGGATCATCATGAGAGTTCATGGTAGTGGCTTTGGTTATGAACTCGATTGGTTGCTCAGAATAATTCTGGCTCATCCTTGTGCTCCTCCTCCAATGTAATCAGCAACATTAAGACCGAGATTCTTTGCATAATTAGTGATAAAGGGTATTCCATCTCTAGTCTGTCTAGTACTAGACAACGCCCTCCAGCAAGCAAAATCTACCAAGAAATGGTGTTTGTCCCAGGGGAAGTTGGGAGCGTCGGTGTCTACATAGAGACCTTCATCGAGTGCATTATAGATTAGGGTATATGTACCAGTTCCTGCTCCAGTTGTAGTTGGAGTATCCACTAACGTGAAGGCATAGAGATAGGTAATAAGCTCTCTACAGGCAACAGTTGCTGTCCCATCTGCAACAGCCGTCCCTGGGTCTATTGGATAAGTGGGGCTAGGAGTGTCACTATTAAGGGTCTTCCCAGCTACAGTCACTTCATACATGAAGCCATTAGCTGTTATAAGAACGAGGAGAGCGGTCTTAGCATAGCTGTAGTCTTTAGCTCTAGTCACAAGTGTAGCAAGAGTTTGGCTCTCATAATAATAAAGTGGGTATCCAGTGACTATATACCTAGTCCCTACCTCAGCCGGAGAGATTGGAATGATGGGCAAACTAGAAGGATTGAGGAGACTAATCGTCCTCAGATAATCAAATGGAAGAGGATAAGATGCAACTGTTGTGCTCACAGTGACAGTTTTAGTCTTGCTAAACGCTAGCCCCTTTATGCAGATATCCTTAATCCCCTCATTAATAAACTTATTCCCATCTGCATCAGTGAAGGCAGACTTAGTTGCAGATGTCTCTCTTAATGCTCTTCTCCATTCTGCTCTTAACTCGGATAAGTTCATTTCTTCTCTCCTGGGGTTGGGGGAGTCTCAGCCCTCTTCTTTGCTTGTTCCATCAAGAAGTCTTGTTGTTTCTTTACTAGATCAATCAAGTCTCTTCTAGTCAACTCGAATTCTGCCTGCAACCTCCCAATCCTTTCTTGCAGCAACTGAATGTCCTTGTCATAAGGAGTAGTGGGCTGCTGGAGAGGTTGAGCACAAACACTTCCTGCCAGCAATAATACTAAACAGACTGCAATAATTAAAGCTTTCATAATACCTCCTTTTACTTCTTGGTATCTTTTACTTGCTTCTTTATATCAAGGAGAATATTGAACCACTTATCTTTATCTTCTTGCGCTTTCTTATTCTGTTCTTTTAACTCATCCCTGATGGCTTTCACATCTCCCTTTACTACTTCAACATCTTTAGAGATTTGTTTTGTGACTTCTCCAGCTATAGCTTCTGCCTGCTTTCCAGAGTATATTCCATTCGTAACCCAGATCACCCATAAGATAGCAAATCCTAAACAAGAGCTGATTATTGCTGAAGCTAATTTATTTTCTTTAATGAATTTTTTCATATAAGCTCCTATTCTATGTTATGTACTACTTCTTTGTGAGAACCTCCCCCATCTAATTTACTACCTGCTGTATTACCCCTTATATTATTAGAAGTAATAACGTAGTAATCAGCACCTGTCGTTGTAACTATCCCATATCCCGTATTTCCAACAATTCTATTTCCTGAGATTATAAAATCTCCTATATCTGCTGGAACATTAATCCCATCACCACCACAACCTTTTATTGAATTTCCAACTATTACTATATTCTTGGTGGAGTTAGCAGTCTGGAGAGCAATTCCTTGAGCTTGTTGACCATAAATAGTATTGCCAGTTATAGTCATGTTTCTGCTATCAACTTCAATTCCACTTGCTGCACTACCTCCTCCAGTACCAATGGTATTATTAGAAATAATGATATTATAATTTGCAGTGTCATCTTTAACTGCAATCTGACCACCTCCAGTTGGAGATGATTGGCGATGATTATTAACAAAATGATTATCTATAATTTTAAGATTCAGTCCTGTCCCAAAGTAGGCATTAGTATTTACATTCTTAAATGTTGACTTAGTAATTGTAATTCCATTTGCAGGTGTTCCCGTACCAGGATCAGACCATATACCGTAAGTACCTCTTGTTCCTGAAGTAGCTGCAATAAATCTGCAGGTTTCTACTGTAGTGTTCGTTCCGCCTATAGACATTCCCGTGTCATAAAAATTATTAAACTCAACGTTTCTAATTAGAGTAGCATCGGCTCCTGAAGCAATTTCTAAATCTGCATTTGCATTAGCTGTATTTTGACTCCCATCAAACTTCAAATCTTCTACTACACAATTGCTTCCACTAATTGATATGGGAGGAATAGTCAAACCAGATGTTCTTTGTATAATCGTAGATAAACGCCCCATCCCTTTTAGATGAACACCAGCAGTTGAGATTGCAACTTGAGTTCCAACTGCAAAGGTTCCAGCAGGGATTAATAAATATAACTTTCCTGCTGCAATCGCAGCGTCAATACCAGTTTTTAGGTCTGAAGTAGTACCCCCATAAGCCCTAATATCAGCCCAGGGAGCTTTAACTACAAGATCATCTGTTGTGACTGTAGGGTAGATAGTTCCATCATTTCGAGTCCAATTACTACCTCCACCACTAGCAGGAGTATCCCAACTATATGCACTCCCACTCCATTTAAGGTATGTGTTGATTCCTGTTGGTGGGATTGAAACTAAATACTTGGAAGCATCTGTACGAACTACTGAGGATGCACTTAATGATGGAATATTAACATTACCACTTAAATCTATATATAATCTTTGATGTCCCTCTCCATCTGCTATGATAACTGTGTTGCTCAATGACGAAGATAAACCAGTTACATTTCCTCCTAAAATTGTATTATAAGAACCTGTTGTAATTCCTAGACCTGTGTTTTCTCCTATTGCTGTATTACCATAACCTGTTGTTAAATTAAACAAAGCATACGTTCCTACTCCAACATTACTATATCCAGTAGTATTCACATTAAGAGCCTGCGTTCCTAAGGCTAGATTATGGTCACCCGTGGTATTATGTTGAAGAGTTTCAAGTCCCAATCCCACATTACGAGATCCAATAGTATTAATAGCGAGAGAACTAACTCCTATTGCTATATTAGAATAACCTTTAGTATTAAAACGTAGAGTATCGTCTCCTAATCCTATATTAGTACTTGATTGATAGCTTTGCGTTGCAGTACTACCCATTGTAAAATTACCAGAGTTTTTACCAATAAATACATTATACCCATCAGTTGTTACTGCTCCATTATAGCCATAATTAAAGTTATGAATAAACCAATCTGTACCTTTGTAGATAATACCATTTGTAGAACTTTGAGTATTATTAACTAATGTAAGATAACCCTCAATAAAGACATTTCGATCTACAAGAAGGTCTCCTCCTGTGATGCTGACAACACCAGAACCATTTATAGTTAACCGATCAATACTATTTGTGGTCAGTGCCAGACTACGATTGCCAATTTCCATAACTCTTAATACATTATCTGTACCAACTCCAACATATGCTACGGGTGTATTACTTTCACTAAAAGTTATGAGTCTGTTAACACCTGAAGCCGCATTTATGGTTGCTTCTGAACCCAGATAAATTTTCCCCTTAGTTGAATGAGAAGTAGAACCTAATGTAAGGTTTCCCCCAGATGTACTATTTCCGTACAGAGTATACCCAGCAGCATTAATATCACTTGTCCAAGGAGTTTGATTGTCTCCTTCTGCTCTCCAATCAGGATTCCCTAAAGCATCCGTCTTCCAAACCTTAGAAACATAACTTGCTCCAGCTGCTACGATTCCAGCAAAGTCCTTCGTATTCGAGCGAAGATAAAGAGGCTCTATTATCGTTCCGTGCCAAACTCCATAAGCAATGGTTCCAAGAGTAGTTATTGACGTTGCACCTAACCAAGTACCAAGAGAAATAGCCTTGAGATTAATATGATAGTCCTGTTTTTCATAAAAAGTATTCCAATCATTCGAAGTAAGATAACCTGATTGTCCTGTAGCTGCCTGCTTAATAGTTATCGTTGTTCCGGCACCTATAACCGAACCAGTTTCACCACTAAGTGTTGCAATAGAAGTAGGTAATACAGCAAGATTACCCCTAGTTACTGTTGGTTCAAATCCTGCATGACCTGAAGCAGCATAAGTAAGATGTGAAAGGGAAGCATGATCGGTAATGGCTCCAGCACTTATTCCTCCACCCACTACAGCTTTTCCAGCCTTATCACTAGAGAAGGTTATGGTACACTGATTTGGGCCATCCCAAGTTTTAGAAGCGGGTATAATCTCTACATCATTCTCATCAACAACATAAATCATAACCTCTTTTATACCAAGATTATGAGGTATAACCCAGGCTGAGTCAGCTACTACTTGAGTATAAATATACATTCCAGCTCCGCTTCCACCACTTCCACCACTTTGAACAATCCACGATCTAACTCCTGCAATCGTACTGGATAGAACATAATCATTTACTGAGGGATTACCTAATGTACGTTCAAAATTCGTATGACCTGCTGAATCATAATCAAGATGGGTGAGTACTGCATGATCTGTCGTTCCTCCACCTCCCCCTCCAACCACCGTCCCTCCAAAGACAGTCCTATCAGAGAGGAAGAGAATATAATAAGTTAAAGCAGCTATAGCATTATTGGCTGATGCATCATCTCCCCACCATTGGTAGTAAATCTCTCGTTGCTTAGAGGTAGCTCCAAAGGCGACTACTCCGCTTCCAGAGTAGTTGAATATCTTATAACCAATTGCTGTTACAGTTCCATTGATTGTTATGCTATAATTGCCAAGGGAGATTATCCCTCCTTCCAAGAAATATAAGTTCACATTAGCAGGGACGGTGACAGACTTGGTTAAGTTGTAAGGGGAAGCAATAATGAGGGTCTTCTCTGCTGATCCTATTGTAGAGATAGCAACAGCGAAGTCTGTGTAGGTAGTTGTAATAGGCTGCGAATAAGCACTATCACAGAGAAGGAAGATTGATATGAGTATAGCGGATAGATACCGCTTCACAGGTTCACCTCCGTCCAAGGAGCAACGTTAAGAGTTGCTTCTAGCCAGGGGATAAGAGGATCAACTGTGAACATTCCCTCAACTGTGAACATATCTTCTACAGTAAACACTCCCTTTTCAATAATAACATCTAACCACTCCTGGAAAGATAACAGGGACTCTGATAAAGTAACTCCAGGGATTGTCACGTCTTCATAAGCGACAGCCCCTGGGACTGCTTCACCAAACACTACATTATCAACCTGACGCTCAACGAAAGTACCAAGAGCACTTATAGCCTCCTCATAAACAACTCCATTCATTGTGAGCTCTGCTAAGCTAACAGGAGGTAGAAGGGGCTCTGCAAAGATGTCAGAAGGTAATGAAGGTTCTAAAAATGGAATTGGGAGTAAAACTGGCTCTTGCCAAATTATTACTGATACTCCTCTACTCTTTAACCAGAACTCGAAACGGTTCTCTTGGTCATCTAAGAGTAAATACGGTCGACCTCTTTTATAACCCAGCGAGACTGGAATTATTACAGGAATTGTTGGCCAAAACTCAAAACGGCTTTCCTCATCATCTAAGAATAGGTATGATCGACCTCTCTTATAACCGATTTCGTAAGGGACGTATGACACTAACAGAGATTCGAATCTAATCTCTTCATCATCAAAAAGTAGGTAATTTCTGTTTAATACTCTTGTAGTCATTAAGCTGTACTATCCCTTCCAACTGGTTGATACCAGATTCGAGTTCCAGCATCAATTGTAGCTGTGACTTTAGCTATATATGAAACTCCACCTATCATTCGATCAGTGGCTTCGTCATATTTGTAAAGACCTAAAGCTCCAATTTGGGTTAGATCATCTTCTGCTATAAGATCACCACCATCAGCAGACTTTATAACCTGGATTTTGGGATCTGTTATGCCAGCAGTAATAGGTTGGCCATTTTTGAAAAAGACAACTTCATATCTATCAAAACCTCCAAAATTATCATCAAATACCCAGAGCTTAGCTTGGTAGGTGTCTGTGACCTCGCCAGTTCCAAAGCCAGTTTTTATTGTAACTTTTGGATATCCAGCAGTGTCAGGAGTTGCAAGGGGCTCTCCCTTCCAAGTGTAGACGTTTGAGTCAACTTTATTCGTAACTGTAAAAATTAATTTATCAGTCTGGGCCTTGATTGCATCAATCTCATCATCTTTATCTGTTGTGACTGAGCTACCCATGATATAATTAGTGGGGAGCTTGTCTCGAATGGTATCAAGAAGGCTTGCTCCATTCTCCTCCATCTCTGCTTGAATTGCTGCTGCAGTAGGGTTGTCAATGGTTTGATTAATACATGCGCAGGTGAACACTGGAGATGCTACATTAAACATTGTCGTAAACGCTGCAGCTAACTGTCCTGACGTTTCTGTTAGAGCTGAACCATGAATTTTAGTAACATCAGCGATCATCTCTGATCCAACAATAGCCAACCCACTTGCTGCTCCTGCTACTGCATTTGGAACGATCCCTGTGAGTAAGGCAATAAGAGGGGCAATAGCAACGTCGGTCATGTAGACATCATAGGTACTTGTACTCGCTGTTGGAGCAGCATCAAGTGCCAAATTTAATGTTGCGAGTTTTGTACTTGCAACATAGTCAGTTATCATCCGGCACTCATCATTACCTGATCCATTCATGTGAAGTACACAACCATTATAGAAATCGTTGATTGCTACTCCATCTGGAATATGAACGTGAGTGGTATCATTGCCAGTAGCTCCAACCGTTCCTGAGAGAATCTTAGGAAGTTTTTTTGGATAAAGGACGACGCACGTTGCCTGAGACGTTGTGGCTCCGGTATAAATCGTAACTGCAACTACATCTGCAACGGTTTCTGTTCCGGTATGTGATCCTGTTAGGTCAAGATAGTACATTCCCTTATTAGTTGATGTATCAAAGGCAATCTCAACCCCTTCATTATGACAGTCAACTGCTGTGTTCCCGTTTTTGCTGACCTCAGAATCACAAGTTAAACCAGTGACTGGATCACCATCTTCATCCAGGAGTGGGAAGGATATTACATATGGCAATCCATAGATTGGATATCCTAATACATTGTTCCTCATCCGAGTGTATTCAGCCATTTTACCACACTCCTATATTATATTTTAAAATTTCTCTCATTGTTGGAGTTACTAATTTGGGTGGCCTATGCCACACTCCTCTGTTTGGTGTCACGAAGGGCACTCCACCAAAACGTTTTACTGTTGGGTGACCTTCCGACCATTCCCCCGTTGGTAAAGAAGAAGAAAAATTCGCTGTCCAACGAGCAATACCTTTAGAAATACGAAGTTCGTCAATCCAACCATTAAAATAATGGAGTGCCGCACTAAACGTACCTATGTAAAGCGGCTGAGCTAAATTTCCTAAATCATTTGTACCAATTGCAGTTGCTTCTATAAGGGTTTGAGATACTCCATCTATATATATATTTAGTGATGTTCCATTCCTTACAACAGCTATGTGATACCAAGTATTTATCACCCCACCCCAATCATTAGTCATTATATAATTTGCTTTTGCCACTCCGCCAACTGCGGCATAAAATCCAAGCTTATTACCACTATTGTTTCTAAAAATACCCCACATATAATCAGCACTACCATCGTCTTGAGCAACTAAATAGTCGTAGTCATTTGGTAGTGCGAGAAACCTCACCCAAAAATCTATAGTAAAATTGCCTGCCGCAAAATACCAATCATCACTATCAGGAGTAGATAAATAATCTCCATCTCCAGCAAATAACCCGCTTGCTCCACCAAATTTAGATTGAGCAGTGTCTATCTGGGCGTTCCCATAAGTAGTCCAGGTATGAGTTCCGCCAAAAGCCCCATCGGTGAATACGACAGAAGCATCGACCCCATTCATGTGAAGTAATGATACAGTATAAGAATCGTTACCTGCCATATTTTAAACCCCTTGGTAATACAAGATTGGGAATGATAATTCCATGTCTCATGCCTCAATTATTGAGCTAGGAGGCTTATTGAATATCATCTCTCGCAACGTGCACCCACCTCCCTGCAATCTCCCTTCACTCTATGCTATCACGAGCAACCCAATAGTCATCTCCGAGCATCCCTTCCCCTGTGGAGACATCTTTAACTCTATCTGGAAAATCTTCCCTTGCCCAATCCTCAAGCTGGTAATCAGTGAGTATTTGATTGTAGTGCTCCTTGTGCTCCTTGAGAATGGCCCCCCAGCCAGCTTCAATTACTCCTCTCCAATGCCCACCAGTCATAGTTCCTTCTGCTTTACCTAGCTCATCTCTAATCTTCATGAGCAAGCACCTAATAGTTGCATGCTCCTCCACTAAGTCCTCTGGAAGGACAGGAGAGTCACTATCTCCAAGCGTGGCTACCTTGAGCTTACCAAACACTCTACAGGGATAAACCTGATCACTAGGAGGGTAGATCTCTATCTGAGTAAGCCCAGAGCTATCATTCTGTCCATAAGCCCAATATGCTGGTGGGCCATTAAGAGTGCGCCCAGGATCAATCGAGTTGAAGTAGGCTTGATTCTTTTTGGGAAGCCTATTCTCATAAGAGACTACATTGCTAACTATACCTACTGTAAGAGGAACGGTATAGAGCAGCTGCATTATAGTGAAAGCTTCCGGAGTAGTAACCGCCACACTAGGCCAATCTTGCAGGAGAAGAGTGGTCGTAGGAGTAACAGTCGATATTAGGAATAGGCTATCTGTATAGTGAAATCTCATATATCTCCCAGCCATTCCTGCAACGAAGGTAGCCCCTCCACTTCCAGTGACTATCCCTCCAGTAGTGATTGCAGCTAGGCCAGTGGAGTAAATAGCAGCAGTCGCAACCAATCGCACTCCCTTCAGCATATTCCAATCCATGCTGGCGAGTTGCTTATAACTGTTCTGTATCTCGGCTGAGATAATGGCAGGATGGATGCCAGGGACAAGGCGCAGGATATCATTCTTCATTGTAGTCAGGGACATTACCATCTCCTATGGATAAGTTTGCAGGTCCAGTTAAAGGTTGTACCACCCTTAGCTGAACAGATTGTCACTCCTGTGGCGGAGGGGTTATTGATCATCTTTGCTATGATCGTAGGAGCTACCTTAAACATATCATACCCTTGCTATCAACAGAGCACCACTACTAAGTAGAGATAGATTTAATGGCCCTGTAAAAGGCTGCCCCTTGTCACCGAACCATTTACTATTCCCCATACCAGCAACGATACAGGTAAAGGAGCACACAACAGCCCCATCTGCATCGAGAAGTAAAGCCTTATCCCCTATAGCAGTAGGATTAACCCACTCAACTGACTTGAAAATGTTAACTACTCTCCCAGTGACTATTGGATTAGCAGCTTGATCTAGGTAGATTGGATCAACTTGAATATTATTAGCCATTTTGCTCCTCCCTTAAATAATTACTTCTATAATTGCGCCTTGCTAATGGGTCTTGTATGTCTAGCATAGAATGAGAAAAAGAGGAGAGCAACTAGCACTCTCCTCTCTGTTAATTGATTACTTCTCCCACCAGCCCATCTCAAATTCAAACTGAGAGGCAGCAGCACACGCTGATCCATACATATGGAGCACAAAATTCTGATTAGGCCCGATTACACAAGGAGGAACACCATAAGATACACTCATGATCGCTGCTGAGTTAACGGGAGCAACATCTCCTTCAATCTTACCAAAGATAATTGTAATCTGATCTTTGATAATCATTAATCGAGGTAATGCTAATAAATTGAACAGCAATCTCCGACTGGCAGGGATAGCACAGACCAGAGCTCCAAAGTACACGGTTGCAATGGAAGCAAGACTCGAATCTCCATTCACGTTTACTGGAGTAATCTGGCTACCTCCAGAGGTATACCTGGTTGCTGAATAATCAAGCACCCCTACCATATACCAATCTGTTGCAGAAGTTGGTGCTCCAGTGACGTTCCTGATACGCAGAAAATCAAGATACACTCTCTTCGAGGCGTTTCCTGTTCCAACTTCTGTGTTCTTAACTAAGAGACAGTTGGTCTTGCTGTTAGCAGCCTCATCAAAAGCAATCCCTGAACTGGTGATTGCAATACCAGTTGCAGGAGTGGGATTGGTTCCTACAAAATAGCAACCCTGCTCAGCAAAGGCATGCTTCGCACCATACATGGGTTGAACAATCTGAGCCCCATACCTATCTGCCCAATTCGATGTCTCTGCTCCATCAGCAATGGCTGATGGTAGACCTTTTCTTACAAGACTTGTATTAGCCATTTTTTACTCCTTCCTTAATTTAGTTACGAGCCGATTGCAAGAGCGTAGATGTAACCGGCTGACGTTACGTTAACTGCGCCGATTCCTGCCTCTGAAGACTTGAACAGTAGTAAGACTCCACCCGTGGAATCCCACCAAGCTGAGACTGGGGCAGCATTTCCTGCGATTACTCCATCCCCTACATAAAAGGGAATCAAGTAATCAAGATTAGTCAGCCCACAGTCTCTAGCTGAGACAAGAATCCCATCTGTACCATAGTCGGTGCAAGAGATCTTAATAATGTTAACTCTCTCAGCACCCCAAACCATGAACTTATCTATCGTTATTGTTCTTGTTGAAGCTCCCATAGCGTCACCTCCTTATGGTGCTATCTTAAGGTCGATGAGTGAATACTCTTGCGACGCATTGACCTGCATCACCCATCCTACGACCGCTGTGGTGGAAGCTGTAATAGGCCCAATAGCACCATCCGCTGTGCCACCTAACCCCACAGGCGCACCAATTACTACTGTGCCCTGTGTCAACACTGGGCATGGCCCCCAGGTCTGAACCCAAGAGTAGTATCCTATAGTAACATCTATAAGGGACACTCCAATAGGAAGTGCAGTGAGACCTGATAAAAGAGCAACTGTCACTGAGTCATACTTGGCCTTTGTTAGGGTAACCTGGCTAGAGGATATAACCATTGCTTTAACAAGAGGGTCATAAAGCTCCACCCACATAGCGAGGCTGCCTGCATTGGAAAGGTGACTCTTGATCTTGTAGAGTGTACCTTCAGGGACTTCATCATTAGCGTGCATGTAACCGTTGGCATAGTAATTAATTGTTGCTGGGGTAGCTCCAAGAGTTACACTAACTCTAGTATCTCCAATAGCAGCGCCAGCTGCAACGGTACAGTTGAGGTGATTTGGAAGAGGTATAGCACCCTGTAACAATAGACCATCACCTAGGGCTGCTGCACCATTTTTAGCGTAGTAGAAGATTCTTCCATCGCCAAATGGCTCTATGCTGTCTCCAATATTGTGAAGCGCAGTTGCAGACTGCTCATAGATTGATTGACGAGGAATTACTCTTCCACCTCTCATACTTGTTACAACATCACCTATTGCCATTTTATTCTCCTTTCGCCTCTGTCAGGCTCAGAGCCAGCATTGTCTTGCCAGCTAAGGTTTAAGTTAATCCTGTTAACATGAAGTTAGCTCTTGGCTCGATACAGAGAAAGTTTCCGCCAAGAAGTAACTGCCTCACATACATATCAGCGTTTACAGGTGTCTTGGGTTCCGTCCACTGGAAGTTTTTGTTCTTATTAATGACTACCTTCCAGCGATCTGTGTTAAGACCGAAGAAATAACCTGCTGGGCAGTGATTGTCAACAATAATCACAAAATGATTGTTGAACTCTATCCCAGTAGCTCCTACCTTAAACAAATCACTATTCTTCCCACCACCTTGGATAAAACGCTGTTGTGGCTGAACACGAGCCCAGATCTTATCATAAAGAGTCTGGGTAGTAATGCCCATATCAGGCAGCTTATCGTCAAAGGTACACTGACCAATGGCTGCGTTAATCATGTCGAGAGTGATTGCTCCACCTGTGGTGTTGTTGTAAGCATTCCACCACGTATTAGCAGAACGATCAATCCCTCCGTAAGTTGTGAAGTTTGTGTAATCGAGAGCATTTAAAAGGCCCTCGAAATCCTTACTACTGTTACCTGTCCCATTTCCAAAGAACGCTGTTGACAACATATCATTCATCGTCATGCTAGCTCCCTGCATTTCACTCTCTAGATGAGAGATGATCTGCTGGTCACTATCAGTCTCTGCCAACTCCGTCCCTGTTAGCGTAACATTTACCCAATGATACTTCCACGACCACTTAGCCAAGGTTTTCTTTGGCTTAAAACCAATATCAAAGGTATCTGCTCCACTATAGGAACCAGATGCGTGCTTTCCGTAGAGGCGATCATGTTATCGCTGAGTGCTTTATCTCAGCTTCTCATAGTTTCCTATGAGTCCAGACTATGTCATCACTCTCAACTCAAGAGTGCCGGAGGCTCTTGCTCAAGATTATCGTTGGGACTCACCTGAGTAGTCGTTACACCTTCCTCAGAACCTTTGCCCCCTGAGGCTTGGCTCGGCGTTAGCATGCCTACCAACTCCTTGCCTAGTAGGTTTAGCTGTTCACCGAATTCATCCGGTTTTCCATGAAAGAGAAGAGACTCTTCATTATTGAGTTGCTTACTTATCTCATAACTAAGCTCCCTCATTTTGATAAGCTCATCCGATAGTCTGTAGCCTCCCCTTGTCATAAGGTTCTCCTGAAACCACATCACAAAGGAGGCTCTCTTTTTCTTTGTTATGAGATAAGGAAAAATTTCTCTCAGAAAAGCTATAGCCTGCTTGGAGTATAACCTCGCTGTCCAACCACCCTCCTGCTTATCAAACTTGGCACCGGCCTTAGAAGCAAAGTACTCTATTGTCTCCTTAGAATTCATGCCAATTTTAACACAAACGTAGTGAGCAAGAGTAGTCTTAGAAAGAGCTCTTCTAACTCCACTTCTTACATAATGCGATCTGTAACCCTTACAGATTATAACAGAGCCCTCTCCGTCAATCAAACCAGCAAGATATGCTTTTTCTGTTTCAGTCATCCTCTCCTCCACGCTGCTCTCTAAAGAACAGGCTGATCAATCATCCTACCACCTTTGAGTTCGACCTTAGCCTTAGCCATCATCCTGGTTAGGAACTTGTTAGCTATAAAGACCTGGTCGATCAAGTGTGGCAAGTACTGATCTTTTACTGCGGTATCTAGATCCGTAAAAGGTACTGCCATATTATCCTCCATCCTTAAAGTATTTGGAGCACCCAGTTACTGTAAATATATAGGGTTAGAAAGACGGAGGTTGCTCCTAGTCTAATCCTTCTTGACCCCAAGGCTGGCGTTAACTCGAGAGGTTCTCTCTTCCCACGAGGCTGCTGGTTTATCTTCACTGGGACGTCGAAAAAGCGTAGCTTCGGGTTTACCTGATTCTACATCAGTGTCACGCTTAGCTTTCTCTGAGTCAAGCTGAGCTTTGACTTGAGTGTCTACCTCTTTCTTGATTATAGAATCATGATAAGTATCCTTGTACGATAATCCCAGGTCATCATACCCTTTCTTAAGGGCTGTCTCCAGTACCTTGTTGATATCGAAGTCTTTGTCATTGATATGAGCTAGACGCAGGTCAAATGCTTGAGCCATAAGATCAGTCATTCTATCACGCTTAGCTAACTCTTCTCCAAAGAATTTCTCTCTACCTGCCAACCTCTCTACCAAAGAGCCAAGTTGTTTTTGGAGCTTCTCGAGTGCGAGTTCTGCTCCAGTCGTCTTGACCTTCTTTCCCTTGTCTGCTACCTCATCACCATCTCCACCTTCCCCTGTGAGTGCTTCTGGATTAGCAGTTACATAGTCGCTCCACTCTTCCCATTGCTGAATGCGAGCATCTCGAGTCTGGACTCCTTCCTGTAATTGGGCAAGTTGAGTCTCGAGTTGCTTCTTCTCACCAGCAGTTGTTTGGGATTTCTTGGTATAACCTGCTTGCAGAGACTTTGCGAGCTTGGAGAGCTTCTCATCCCTTCTGATAAAGTCAATCTCTTCCTTAGTCAAACCTTCTGCGAACTCCTCAATCTTGTCTAGAATCTCTTCCGGTGGCATGATTTCCTCCTCCCTTATTCTTCAGTCTCTTACCTCAACATTTGAGGAAAGAATTATTGAAGAGTGGTAGTTTAATTATTAACTACAACATCATTCTTGCTTCCTCTTCCCCAGGTTGCCCTTCCTCTTGTTTAGGGGGGCGCTTGGTCTGCTTGGACTTGCGAGGTGGACGCTCTCCAGGTTGGGGCTCACTAGCCATTCCTTGCACAGCACTCTGGATCATAGTGAGAGCTTGTCTAACCGCCTCTACTAGTTGTGGGCTACCACTCTGCTCAGCTGATTGCATGAGCATCTGGGCTCCCTGCATGATTCCCTGAGCCGCTGCTTGTGGCCCTTGTCCCTGTTCTTGTCCTCTCCTCCCTCCCCCTCTAGCTGCAAGTTGCCGCATCATGGAAGAGGTATCAGGTCTCTCTCCCTCTGGTATGCCTCCCTGTCCTGGAAGTGGCCCAGGAATGGGTTGTTCTCTTGGCATGGTTTCTCTCCTTTCATTCTTTATTTTAAACTGCCTCCTGAGCTCCCACTACCCTTGTACTAGGCAAGTAACTGGGAAGCCCAGGAGACCCTAGTTGTGTTGGGATCTAGGCAATCAAACCTCGCCCTTTCTTGCCCCTTCTCCCCTTAGCCTTTCGACCTCGTTTCCTACCTCTTTTGCCTTTTCTGGCCATGCGCAACGCCTCCCTCCGAGCTGAGACTTACTAGCTCAAGTCGCCTCACTTGAGCCTACCTCCTTTATTTTACTGTTCTTGTTCCTCATACTGAACACCTGGCTTGTTAATCACTCGCATTCTAGTACGTATAGCATCTCTTAACTTATCATTCTCCTCTGTATGCCTATGTCCACAATCCCCAACAGGAAAAGTAATGGCCAACTCTGCTTGCTCTCTCTTGATAATGAGTTTATTCACAACCTTTACAAGAACCTCCTTAGCTACTTTACCCATCCACACTAGTCTCCCATAGTCGCGCCACTGCAAATCAGGCCCTTTGCTAAAATACAAATGTCCACCAAATTGCCTCTGCAAAAACTCTAAGGATTCCTTGTTCGTATTGGTAATACTGAGTTGCAAGTTGTATCGAAGCCCAATGAAAATACATCCCTCTCCATCTATCATTCCGGCAAGATAGAATAAATTACAATTTTCGCACATTACGTTGTCTCACTTGGGTCTATCTTTTAGATGATAATGCTTTCCTAGTTACATCTCTACCCTTGTGAACTCTCCGCCCATGCTTATCGTAGAGCTTGCCTTCCTTAAACTTGCGCTTGAGATAACGGAGCTTTTTAGACATTCTTCCCATGCTACTTCCCCCTCGGCTTTTGCATTGCTTGCTCGCTCCCACCACCTAGCATTTGCTTGCTCATCTTCTGTCTAGTTGGCTGGCGAGGTGGCATAGTACCACTAGCCTTCTTCTCCATAACTCTCTTCATCACAGCTGCTCGATTAGGCCACTCAATTACCTCTAACACCTCTTCATCATCTATTATCTGAGAGTTGAATAACTGCATCGCTATTAAACCCTTCTGCCATTTAGTAGTGGCTAGAGAAGAGGTTGGCACTACTTTAAAAATAAAGTGCTCGTGAGCGGACTTGAGGGGGATATTGTGCTTATCGAGAGATTCGAGTATATTCTTGCGTAGGTAGATAAACTGTTCATATCCCTCTCCCCCTCCCCAGAGATGGAATACTCTATCCTCACTAAAATACTCAAAAATACGAGAAATTAACTTCTGACCTATCTTCTTCTCCAGGGACTCCAGTTGTCTCGCCTTTAATCTAATCGCTGTTTGAGCTGCAGTCTGCAAGCTATCTATTGCATTGCCACTGGTTACTTGACCAGGCTTCCTGCCCTCCATTACTTCTGTAATAGTAGAGATCTTCTCCATTGCTTGGGGAAGCATTTCCAGGACTCTCATAATATAAGAGGGCATGGAAGGAGGATCTTTCCTATCAATCTTAGTCCCTGGGCGATACTTAACTAGTTGACCAGGGGCATTATTGAGCTTATTCCACTCATCTGGAGAAAGTGCAGTCTTCTCCCCCATCCAGATTCCATTCCCCATCGCTATGATATTCTCAACTACCCCAGCTAGTATCTTATTAAACATAACCTGGGGCATCTCGTGCTTCATAATCTCGTTGAGACCGTAGGCATCGTCTACATTGAAATCCCAACTCATTGCATCATAAGGGAGATCACCATCCCAATAGGGGTTGACACTATCACTAACTATGCACCCTCCAGCGACCCTGATTACTCTCCAGTTAGGGTAGACTCTTACCATCTTTCCTTTTTCGTCTTTCTCCTTCTTCCTATCCTTAATCCAATACTCTCTCTTAATTGATCTAGGGATGGTACTTACTCGAGTTCTACCTTCTGTGCTCTTACCAAGAATCTTCCTAATTTTCACATAAAGAGAATCACTCTTCTCAGTAGCTTGCTCAGAGAAGTCAGCTTTAATGTCATCTGCTCGCTTAGAATAGGTATCACGGAGCTCCTCTGTGGGGCAGACACCTTCAATAGCGAAATACTCCCCTGTATTAAGGGCATAAGTTCTCCTCACAAAGGGATCGAAGACACACATTCTAGGATCAACTATTACTGTATCAATATCCCCTTTGCCAAAATTCAGGGACTTTACCCAAGGGACATTGGTATAAGCCATGCCGAAATACTGCTCATAGAATACCAACTCTGTGAGTTTATCCTCAAACATTCCCTCATCAAGGATGCCCATTATGGTAGAGGTGAGCACCTTGGCTACTTCTCCAAGGTCATCATCTTGGCCCATTACTACTGGCTTGCGGGAGAGCACTTGCATAGTAGGGCGGCCATCTGTGAGTAGGGCTGTCTTCTTCTCCACTATCGGGCCGATGAAGTTCATTACAGCATCGACTTTGTAACTGGGACGTCGATCAGGCCACATCTTCCCCCTCTGGCCTAGGTCAACGTGACGCTTCCAGTCTACTGCGGCATCATCCCTAGCGGCAGCTCCTTCTTTCCAATAGCTACCTAGCTTATCTAAGAGTTCCTGCTCCCCTCTACTTATGCTCATTAAACCTCTTTGGCTTAATATCTTTCAGATTTAAAATTGTTATTCCCACAACCTTACCTATTTTTTGCTTATATCGGACTAAGACAGGGATCATCATTTCTTCACAAATTGCAGGAGTTGGCTTGTTAAAGCTTATATATAGAACGTCTGCATGATTGTCATAGTCACAAGTTACTTTCACAGCTCCAACCAGCTCCTCTCAGGGACACTCTTTCCCTTTTTAGTGAAGTAATCACTCTCCACTTTCCAAGCACGCTCTTCGCTATTGATCTCTTCCCTGTACTCCCTTTCATGAGGCAAGCTTACACTTCCCTCTGGACTGGGAAAGAGCTCCCTTGTTGCATCCTCATCAATATGGAGCTGGGAGAGATTCAGTTTCAATAGCTTCAGGAGTGCTTTTGCTAGCTTCAATCTCAGCTTTGAGTTGCTCATCTCGTTTCTCTTTTGCTCTCTTATCTCTCTCTACTCCACACTTCTCACCACAGACCTCTTGGCCTAGGCGAGTAGGGGTGAACTCCACTTGACAGATTGAGCATTGTTTAGAACTCGCCCCTGCCACTCCCCACTTCCAACTTCCATCAAGCATGGGAGAGGTAGCTGTGTTGCCCCTCAGTTCTGCTACCAAGAGTCCACAGACCAAGTGCCACTTAGGGATGTGCAGGACGAAATCTGCAATCTCTACCAAGAACTCCTGATCTGGAACCTGGAGTTGAGATAGCAGCAGATTGGCTGCTTCCTCTAGCTCATCAAAACTAGGCCCAGGGACTTCGACAACTGGATTTAATGAGATAACCTGCTCCTCTACCATTTTACCTCCTCTTACCTCAAATCTTGAGTTGAGAGCTCACATATTTAACCAAGCATTCTTCCCTTGATAGTAATCATCTGACTCGTGCATAGTTACATCTCTCATCCAACTATCATCATCCTCAGGCTTCTTAAACTTCATCTCTGGAGGATTGGAGAGAGCTTCCACAGTAAATGGTTTTAGCTTAGCTGCCATCGTCCTTAACAGGGATGACTCATCAAAAGAGTGACCTAGCACAAAGGTAGCTATCATAAATGCTATAACTAGATCATCCTCCCCTCCCCTATCGGCTGTGCCAGAGTCCCTGCCACTCTCATAGAGGACACGGATGAAAGAGTACATTTGGTCAATCAAATCACTAGACCTAATAACTAAGTAGTCCAAGTTGAGGCAGGCGCTCGTATAGTCACAGAGAAAGGACTTGGTAGACATATTATTATCCCACCCGAGTTTATCGGTGTGGTACTTTCCAAGCTTGTCAAAGTATTGCCATCTATAAAGATTCCAGTAGATGTCTTTGAGTTGGGTAAGGGTTGTAAGACCATGATTGTTAATCTCCGGAGAGGCCAGGGCCTCATTATAGTAATTGCCGAGGAGAGCTATCTTTCTTGCAAATAGCACAGGATCAATTATCTCTTTATACTCGGCAACCTGTGTGACTACAAAATCTCCTTGTGGCACGAGTACCACTTCCATTCCAGCACAGTTGCCACCTTCCACTCCTCCAGTAGTGTCTGCCCCTAACACATAGTCTCTACCAGGAAGGGGCATTTCCCAAATCTTAAGAGGGCCATCCTCATTCTCTATTAATCCATATTCTGAGATGTCTCCAATAAAGATAGGATCAATGATTGTGGACTCCCTGAGCTTCACAAGTTTATTTCTATTGAAGTAACACTTCCCACTTGAGATAAATGCTTCCTTATCAGTAGTGGGATACTCCTGATGGAATAATTCCACATCTCCATCAAACTCCTTAATCATAAACCTTCTCCAGAATAACTGCTCTGGAGTAGCTTTATACTTCTTGATGAGATAACCTTCCTCTGGTTCAAGGGTAGCGAGTAGGTCACCCTTCATCTCGATAGAGGGAAAGGGCATCGAGTATTTAGGGAACTCAAGCCAGGAGAAGAAGATAGGATAGAAGTTATTTCTCTTCTTCTTGGCTTCCTTCCACTTCTCATGGAAATAATCTCCTTGCCCATTAGCTGTGGACTCAATAGCGAGGAAGGTACCTGGAGAATTGGGGATGGTAGGGATTACATTAGCGGCTACCTCACTACCATCTGGGTAGAAAGCAGCCTCACTTAGGTGACCATAGGTGTAGCCAGCAGAGCGAAGATCTTCCATCCTTCTAGCGGAGTATACTTCTATCTGTGAGCGCAGTCCTGGCTCGATTAACCTATTCTTGTCACTGGGATTCTCGAAGACTAGCTCATTCTTGGAGTAGAACCTAGTCATTGGACGCAGGGACGCCGGCAAGCACTCATAAAATAACTTGCTCATAGAGAAGATAGTATTCAGGGACTTTTTATTATGAGCGATTATAAATGCTTGAGTGTTGGAGGTAGTGTGGACTCTGTGGAAGATTCTTGACTCAATATAGGTAGATAAGCCCTCTCTCCTTGCCTTGAGCACCATTATCTTAACATAACCAACTGTTTTGAATAGGTGCTCTACTGTTGCATCTAGTCTAACCTGGATGGGATTGAGAGCAAAGGGGATAATGGACTCAGGGTCGAGAATCTTGATCTTGAGAAGGTTCTCTGCGTAGTATCTATACTCCCTGATTCTGGATAGGTCAAATTGAGTTATCATCTCTCACTTAATGGGAAGCTTCCCCAAGCAATCTTGCAGTTGAGACTTGGTAGTTGCACACTTCTCCATCACGTCAGCTAACACATCCTTCTTAATCAAGACATAACCCACAGGGACGGTTGCTCCAGTTGGAGTAGCAACTGGCGTGTGGACACAACTACATGCTATCAAGAAGCTGAGAGTAAGCAATAACAAGATCCGAGACATCTGCACCTTGGACACTTTCTCTAACCTCCCTTGCTAAGGTTAATAGTTGCATTAGATATTGGCGGCTAGCCTTAGCTTGCTTCACAGGGTCATCTTGAGTGAGATGGTTAATGAGCTTCAATCCCTGCTCCAGAGCCCCTGCGATTGAAGTTACTCCTCCTCCCATGAGAGAGGAGGATACCATTTTCAATACATCTGATGCGTCCATGTTACCTCACTTTGTTGCTAGCGTACTCTTACTCGTGAAGTATCCAATCACTGCTCCACCTACGCAGACTAGAAAGGTTATCCAATTAAAGGGCTGAGAGCCTAGATAGGAACGAACTGGCTCCAGGATCGCTAACAAGACAGCAATAATGTTCGTGATAATGTTAATGATCTTAGGACTTAACATCTAGATCACCTCCTTTTTCTTTAACCTTCTTCCACAATCACTAACTCAACAGGTTCCTTCCTCAACCAAGCAGGGACGATGTACTTGAGCATGAGTCTCAGGAAAGCAGCAATGGAGCTACCTACCCAATCTTGTGCCCTTGATTCTCCTACCAAGATACAGTCCTGAGTATCCTTGGGAGCATTACCAATGTGAATCTCTATAAAATCATGCCCAGGGACTCCACCAAGCAAGGGCACTATCATATCATTATGAGGGGAGAAATAAGGTTCAAGGGGATAGATACCAATAGGGATAGGGGAAGATGGCTCGAGAGTAAAACACAAATGGAGATCTCCTAGTAACAACTCTCCACTAGTTGAGTGCAAGCCACTAATCTTTCTAACAAGTTGAAGCCTCATACTATCCTCCTAGAGATGTGGAGTCCCTGTGAGGAGTACAGGGACTCCGAGAAAGGAGAAGGGAGATCAATCCTTTACTGGCTCATTATCTTCTCCAGGTTCATCTTCAATTACATCTGGCTCCTGTTCATCTTCAGGAATATCTTCTTCCTCTACTTCTCCCTCCATAAAGGGAGATTCAAGAGAGAGTGGCTCCTCTTCCTTAGCTACGATGGGAGTCCTAATCTCTTCCCTTATAGTCGTGATTTCCCTCAACCTAGACTCATATCCTCCCTCTTCACCACCCTCTAGTGATCTAGCCGGCTTCATTATTCTAGCCGCAATGCTAACCATTGCAGTAGCACTTGATTGACGAGAGGGGAGGGGAATCTCATCATTATCAATAGTGGCATTATGCAAGTCTGCTCCCTTAAGAGCTCCCTCAAATATCTTATTCTGGAGCTCGAAGATTTGCTCCTCCCTTCTCTTTTGCATCCTTCTCAATTCGAGTTGGAAGAGAGGGGACTGGATTATTTGAGAGAGTCTAGACTCATTAATCCCCATATCCCTGGCAATGTCCCTGTGTTTAATCCCTAGGCACAATCTCCTAGCAATTTCTAGATGTTTAGGGAGTATCTTGGTTAGAGGTTGCTGAGGGCTTCCCATTTCCTTCTTGGCAATAACTGTTTGCAGTTCTCCATTACTCATACCAGTCACTATAACTCATTGATTGGGGAATGTCAAGATAATAATAAGGGAAGGGAGAGATTGATAGCACTTGATGGCACTTGTTAGCAATAAGCGGATGGGGTTAGCACTTGATAGCACTTCCTACCCTCTAATCCACAACTCAAAACTAGCCCGTAATTGCTGGCTAGAAAATTTTCTGAGTTATAGTGACTGGAAATTCTGGGCCAAATCTGGGCCAAATCTGGGTGAGGAATCCCTTGCCGTAGTTTTTCGCCAACCCAATCTACCCAATGGTAAGGAGGGTATTGTTGCATAAATCAAACAGGGGATAGTTGAATATCTCGTACAGGGTACAAATAAACCTGTTGGTTAATTGAGACAATTATCTAGGATACACAGGAAGATGTGAAAACTTTCACTTATTGAAGGATTAAAAATGGCACAAGCCTTGCAAGATGCAAAGCCTGTGCCAGTCTCTCAATTCGGGCAGTTTACCGACATACCCAGGTCATTCAGGATAGGTTACTTTGTCTTGATTGACTTTTCAAGACTGGCGAACTGTACGGCCTTCAATCTCTTAGCAATCTCATTGATGTCTTTTTCAGGCTTGCCTGTTACATAGGCTTGCGTCAATTCAGCCATGATCTGCTTGGCATCTTGGCTCATTCCTTTGGTAGTGTCAAGAATTGCCCTATCTGTGGCATCAATTTTCTTGCCAGGGGATGGGACAATTTGCTCATGATCTGCTTCTACCCTTCTTGCATTGACATAGCCATCAAGAATGTTATCTTTGCTAACACTTGCCAAGAGGGCATCAAACGTTACAGGAAGGGGAAGGTCATATAAACAGGCTTCAGCTTGGTTCCCCCATTTGAATACTCGGCGCTCTACTACGATACCATTACTCTCACTGACCAAGCCTTTCTTACATACTAGATTCTTTTCGCCTTTCTTGTTACTCGTGAATAACAGGCTTGACAAATCGCTTTTCACGAGCTCACGGATTAATTTCTTACTACCATCTACCATTTCAACTACTGCATCAGACTTTGCCTTTTCCATAACATACCTCCAGTTAGATTGCAGGACTATCCTTGTCCAGGAAGGGATGGTAACAAGGCATACCATCAAGGCACTTGGAGAATTTTTCAACCCATGCCTTTTTAGATGCAAACACCATGCCAAACTCCAACCCTTGTCCAGCCCATTGAAATTGTTAAGCTTTTTAAAAATGGGGATTCTTTAGATGTGAAAAGTTTTCATACCACTTTTTACCACAAACTCGAAAACATCAATAATGTTGGTGGCTTGGCGAGTTTTTACCATTTTTACCACCTGTGAAAAAATTGCATACCCTCACCATCACTACTCAATAATAAACTCTTGCCTCACCTAATTGCAGTATTTAAAATGCGACAGGAGATAAACTGTGGCGACTGGTAGGGGGCTACTCTGATGAGGAGCGATATCACTACCCTCAACTATCACTACTCAATAGTGAACTCTTGCCTCAATTATCACTACTCAATAATAAACTCTTGCCTCAATTATTGAGGAGAGAGTCTCTCCAACCACTCTTGACACTACACAAGCTGGGAGAGAGGGTAGGCTTAATACTATTTATATTATTATTATTATTATTATATATTATATTTATTATATATATATATTATATTTATTATATACATATATTATATCAGTAGTAGTAGTAACTTCGACACATTGGGAAGAGGGAGAGAGGGTAGGGGATAGTATTAATACTACTTATATTGTTATTATTATTATTATATATATATATATTATATATATTATATATATATATATATATATATATTATTATTATTATTATTACATATCTTTATACCACTTACTTGTAGGCTCTCCCTCTTCCGATTGACCACAAACTACTACTACTACTGATATAACCTGCAAGCATAAATCATGCCAAATCATGCCAAATCATGCCAATTAATATTAAAAAATGCCAATTAATATTAAAAAATTTTAATGTGATTGTGAAAAGATTCATATTGACATTGGGGATTATTTATGTTATTATTACCACAGATAAAGAGATAACATGAGCTGGTAGAGAATAAAGGGAGATGATACTAATGGAAGAGCAAAGACTAACCTATCTTGATACAGTATTAGAAGATATAAAGAACGAGTCCTTTATAAGTAGGAGGACGCTATTGAAGAGATTCAAACACTGTGTGAGTGAGAGAGATCTTGATGAGATAATAAAAGAGTTAAAACAATGGGGAGAGATAAAGGAACAAGCTATTGAAATTGGATATATGTACATAGGAGACTAAAATGCAACTATCACCAGAGCAGAAAAGGGAAAGAGTATTGAAGGCAATTAGAGTGGCAACTAATGCTACCGTAACAAGAACGCAGCTTTACTACCAGCTCCACCATATTATTAACTCAGAGGAGTTGACAGAGGCAGTAAGAGAACTGAAAAAGATGGGACTGATAGAGCAGAAAGAGACACAATCCCCCACTAAGGCAGGGGTAGCATATACGTCCTGTCCTCTGATGAGAAACACAGGGACTTCACAAGAGAAAGGAACAATCCAACCAAAGCCCTCTAATGAGGGATTAAAGGAAGGAGAGAGTTGGGGCAGGATAGCTACACCAAGTGGATCAAGATGGGTTAAGGTAGATGAAGAGGGAGATCCTATCCCTGGGTAATGATACTCTACCTTTGGTAGGGAACCTGGGGGATATTCTAATCAGGAAGGGAGGTGAGCCTAATGGATTACATGGAAAGGGAATTAGGTATGATGGAACTGTGTACGAAGCTAAGAGAACGCTGTAAACAGGAAGCACCTAACTTAGACACACTAAAGACCCTTTTCAGTGAAAACCCGAAGCTTGCTCAACTGGTTGCAGACATTGACGAGACTATTACACAATGGGCATTT